TCAGGCCTCCTCAACGTCGTGATACTCTTCGCACGCCTGCAGCGTGTTCTGGATCAGGGTGGCGACGGTCATCGGGCCAACGCCGCCGGGAACCGGGGTGATGTAGGACGCGCGTTCGGCGGCATCTTCATACACCACGTCGCCGACCACTTTGCCGCTTTCCAGACGGTTGATGCCGACATCGACTACAATCGCCCCTTCTTTAATCCACTCGCCAGGAATAAAGCCCGGTTTGCCCACCGCGACGATCAGCAGGTCGGCGTTTTCGACATGATGGCGCAGGTTTTTTGTAAAGCGGTGGGTGACGGTGGTGGTGCAGCCGGCCAGCAGCAGCTCCATGCTCATCGGGCGACCGACGATATTGGAGGCGCCAATGACCACCGCATTGAGGCCGTAGGTGTCGATATTGTAGCGTTCCAGCAAGGTCACGATACCGCGCGGAGTGCACGGACGCAGGCGCGGCGCGCGCTGGCACAGGCGGCCAACGTTGTAAGGATGGAAGCCGTCGACGTCTTTATCCGGCGCGATGCGCTCGAGAACTTTGACGTTATCGATCCCTGCCGGCAGGGGCAGCTGAACCAGAATACCGTCGATGGTCTTATCGGCATTCAGAGTGTCGATAAGCTCCAGCAGCTCGGCTTCGCTGGTGGTTTCCGGGAGATCGTAAGAGCGGGAGACGAAGCCCACTTCTTCACATGCTTTGCGCTTGCTGCCGACATAAATCTGCGAGGCCGGGTTGCTGCCGACCAGCACCACGGCCAGCCCAGGGGCGCGTTTTCCGGCCGCAACGCGAGCCTTCACTTTTTCCGCAACCTCAGAGCGTACCTGCTGCGCAATCGTTTTACCGTCAATAATTTTTGCTGCCATCAGAGAGAGGATTCCATCTGTATCTTTACGAAAGGGGGATGAGGATATTTTGTCAGAAGCGGGCCTCGCTGTCAGTCCTCGTTTGCTGTTTTATCCTGTCTGAGGCTAATTTAGCCTGTTATGACCATGGTTATTACATGGTTATTGGTGCGTTGCGCCTGGCCACTGAGTCGATTTACGCGCGCATGAGCCCCAGCGGTATGCTTCTTGTACAGTTGGTGGGGGATATTTCGCCAGCGTCGTATAAGCCCGCAGTTTCCTGGCAAAATGGATTGACTCAACCGACGTGGACCGTATAATTCCAGGCGTTTCACTCCGCGAAGCACTCGCTTCTCAGGGCGCCCTTAGCTCAGCTGGATAGAGCAACGGCCTTCTAAGCCGTAGGTCACAGGTTCGAATCCTGTAGGGCGTGCCATTAAGAAACAAGCACTTACGCAAGTTTCAAACCAGCCTGATTTCCTCCTTGTGTCGTATTTGTGTCGCTAGCGCCAAAAATGGCGTCAATTTTCCGTGCGTGTTCGGTCAGGTGGTTCGGCGCCAGGTGAGCATAACGGCGCACCATCTCGATGCTCTCCCATCCTCCCATCTCCTGCAAAACAGAAAGCGGGACGCCGGACTGGATCAGCCAACTCGCCCAGGTGTGCCGGAGGTCGTGAAAACGGAAATCCTCGATCCCCGCTTTTTTCAACCCGGCGCGCCAAGCGTTATTGTCATCCACCCGCATTTTTCTAACCGCGGGCGTCAGTGTCCCATCAGGGCGATGCTTTGCCGTCGTGTGAACGAACACCCACCGGGAGTGCTTCCCTATCTGATCCCTTAATACCCTGCATGCGGTATCATTCAGAGCCACGCCAATCGCCTTGCCTGCTTTTGCGTTCTCCGGATTTACCCATGCAACCTTTCTCTGCATATCGACCTGCTGCCACTCAAGCCCGATGATGTTTGAGCGGCGCAGGCCGGTTGCCAGTGCAAATATCACCACTGGCTTAATACTCTCCGGCATGCACTCGATCAACCGCTCAGCTTCTTCTCTGGTCAGCCACCGTATCCGCTTACTGATCGGCTTGCGGGTTTTGATAACAGGAGCTGTTTTTATCCAGCCCCAGTCATTCGCCGCGGCCCTGAGAAGGGATCGAATGAAGGAAAGGTGTTGCGCCTTCGTAGCCTGCGAAACCTGCCGTGGTTTGTACTCCGGTATCGGCTTACCCTTCCTCAACGCTGCATCACGTTTACTCTCCCACACCTGCAGGTGCTTACGGTTGATCATCCCGTTAACGGCTTCGTGAACTTCCTCCGCCGTTATCTTCGATACATCACGGCCGGAAAAATGCTGCAGCCAAAACTCAATTTTGGTTTTGTCATCATCCAGCGATCGCTTATGGTCCTTTTCCCGCAGCCACCGGATGCAGCATTCTTCAAAGGTTCTGACGGGAAGGTCGCCGATCTGGTCAACCCGCCACGCTTCCGCCTTCAGCTTGTCGTGGAGCTCCTGAGCCTGCTTTTTGTCCCCCGTGCCAAGAGATCGCCTAACTCTTTTTCCTGACGGCGTAAAGAAATGACAGTGCCACACGCCGCCCCTGAGGGTGATTGACATAAAACTTCTCCTTTATGTTCACCCGCGTTCGCGATGACAGGATCGCGCGGGGTTTTCAAATATGCAATACACGCCGCCTCAGTAGTTCTGTACTTGTTGCCGACCTTGCGGCCGGCGAGCTCTCCAGACTCAATTAGACGGTAGATCACCCGCGCAGACACGATGAGCAAATCGGCGGCCTGCTGTGCTGTTATCGGTTTGTCAGATGCCATATCACCTCCGATGCTTACCGCGTTCTTTCACTGGATCCCCCTCTGTTTGCGCATTAGCTCAAACTCTTCAAGAACCTTTTCCTTTGCTTTCTGGTAAGCCTCGGAAGCCGCTTCTTCTGTATCGTAATCGCCAAGATAGATGCCTTTATAATTAACAGTTATCCTTGCTGACCACCTACCTGATGGACGTTTAGTTACACCAACAAATCGAGATTTGCTTCCCTTCACTTTCCTTCTGTTCAACTGCTGTTCAGATGGTGTGGCCCAACGACAATTTTCCGGTGAATACCCCTTTTCGTTATCGATGCGGTCCAGCGTAAACCCATCAGGACGAGAGCCCATATCAGCGTAAAACGAGCTGAAGTCATGCCATTGATGGCACACTGTTATTCCTCTCCCGCCATAATCCTTGTATCTCTTATCGTTAGGGTTTTCGCATCTCTGTATCATGAGATCCCAAATTTTATATTCTGAAGAACTCGACAAGCCGTGAGTCTTTTTTGCTTCAACCTTCAAGCACCCACATGATTTTGTGTGACCACTTTTAACGTACGAAAGGCGAATAATTTTAGTTCTACCGCAATCACAGTAAAATTTACCCTTATAAACCCCTTTTTCATCTTTGGTGAAAGGCTCAATTAGCGTGAGCATGCCCACCTTTTCGCCAACATCAAACTTCACGCGCATATCATTTGCCCTCCTGTTTCAACCGTAGTTCGATATCACTGGCGCAACTAACACAGCGCTGACAGCCCGCCACCAGTTCCCGGCGCCGCTCGGGTATCTCTTCCCCGCAATCGCAGCAGTGAGTAGCCGAAACAGCGTTATGGTTGATGCGCATGTTCTGGATGGTCATTTCAAGCCGGCGCTCTGCCAGCTCGTTGGCCTGATCGATGATTTCTGGCATGTCAGCGCTCCTTTATCTTTCCGTTCAAAATGCCGATCTCCACATAGAGATGGCTTGGCGTTAGCCCAAGCTGCCTTATCAGCGGCATGCATCCGTTGAGGATCGGCCGTGATATCTCGTCGCAACTTAAAGCAGGGGATGACCGCCGTTTTGCCTTAACCTCATCGTTTGCCCTGCGCGCGATGCTTCTGAGCGCATTTTTCTTTTCTTCTGGCGTCATGCGACCCCCATATAAGCGCGAATGAAAGCCGCTGCGGCCTGCGCGTTTATGGCGTTGCCGTACCCTTTCAGGCGTCCGACGCGGTTGCCGCTTGCCACTTTTGCCACCCCGGACTCGACTCGTCCCATGCGTGCGGCAGCCCCATCAACCAGCGGGAATGTGCCGGGTTCAACTGGACGCCATTTGCCATCTCGACATAAGAGCCAGTCCGCATCTCTCCAAAAACCGTTAACCTCAAGGGGCCTGCTGTGTAAGCCTGTCGAGGGAGTTGATCCAGTCTCTCTTTGCCATCCCGCTGGGCTGTCATCCCTGATGTATCTTTCCAGTCCCGCGAGGTTGGCGTTACCCAGCCGGTTAGTGCTGCTGCCATCGAGAACGGCATCCCGCCCTGAGCGTAGCGTTTCTCCCTCATCGCTGACTCGGTGGTTGGCGTTGGCCATCCCGTTAAAGTGACTGCCGTCTGAATGTTCATCCCACCCATTCGACCGGACGTCCCCGTCCCGGTCACTGATGACGCTGTCGGCGTTGGCCACCCAGTAGGCCCGCTCTCTGATGTGCGGCGCACCGATGCCCGCTGACGTAAACGGCACAAGCCCGAAGGCGTATCCCACTCCTTCCAGGTCAGCTTGTACAAGGTCGAACCAAGCATTTGCGTTACCTGCTGCAACCTGTTCGCCAAAGACATGCTGAGGTCTGCGCTCGCTGATGAGATGGAAGAAGTGGGGCCAAAGGTGCCGCTCGTCAGCAAACCCATCTCCTTTGCCTGCCGCGCTGAAAGGCTGGCACGGGCAGGAGCCAGTCCAGACTGGTTTATCGTCGGGCCATCCGGCGAGGCGGAGGGAATGAGACCAGACGCCGATCCCGGCGAAAAAGTGACACTGGGTAAATCCTCTGAGGTCGTCAGGTGTGACATCTTCAATACTCCGTTCGTCAACTTCGCCCGGGGCGATATGCCCGGCGGCTATGAGGTTACGCAGCCACTGCGCCGCGAATGGGTCGATCTCGTTGTAGTAAGCTGCCGCGCTCATGCTGCCTCCGTCTTCACAACGTCAATGGCGCAGCCAGGTATCAGCTCAACTGAAGCGGTGGCGCACTGGTTACCCCAGTGGCTCCAGCCTGGCGCTGCGCTGCGGCTGAATAACTCAATCCGCGGCACGTCGCCGTAGAGCAGCTCCAGGCGGTGGCGAACTTCCCACGGCTTCTCGCTGTGCGCGCCGAGTGGGCTGTAGACCACCTGCTTAATGCCAGCGTGCTTGCGTTCCAGACCAGCGCCGCGGGTGGCGATCAGCACGTCTTCTGTGTTCGCGCGGGTATGATTGCCGCCGTTCATGCGCGTCTCGGCATTCAGCAGGTCGAGGAAGTCGTAAAAGTCGGCGACCTCTCCCTCTGCCAGGGCCTTGGTAATGCGCAGTTCGGCCAGCTGGTTCAACTTCACCCAGGTGAAGCCCTTCATAGTGCGCACCGTAAAGCCCCAGGCCTCGGCCAGCTCGACGCCTCCTGGTTGTGGGTGCCGGTGTACCACATCGCCAACACTGCGTTATCCGCTGCTAGCTCCCATACCGGGAGCCGCTTCATATCGAGCAAGCTCATGGTGGGGTAGTGATCGACGGCGGCGCCGTTGCTGATCGTGTTCCCGTAAGACCAGGCCGGGTCGGCATAGATAAGTGAGTAGCGGTTCATAGGACTGACTCCATTTCATCGATATAGAGGCCAGATGCGATAAGCCGGCGGCGCCGGGCCGCTTTATCAATACATTTCTGGCGGTTGCCAGAGGCGGCCTGAGCTATCGAACGCTTAGTGAACAGGCGAGTTTTACCCTGCGGGGTAATGACCTTTGGCCTTGTGATCAGGTCAAAGGTGCGATCGCAGATGCCGTCATCGTTGAGCCAGGTTTCCGATGCGATCAGCTGCGCAATGCGGCCTTCTCCCTTGGTTATGCCGTTCGCAACGCGGTTAAATTCGACAAGCGTCACGCCGAACTTCTCCGCTATTTCGCTGCCGGTAACAGGGCGGCCGCGCGTCTGAATCATCCAGATCGCGCGCTCGCGAAGGCCGGAGAATTTCCCTGCTTTACCGGGCCTGCGGTAAAATGGAGTGCGTTTCATTTCCACTGCTCCCCGAAGGTAAAGCCGATCTCCGCCAGCGATTCGTCCATCTTGCTGATGAACTCCGGCACCATTTCGTTGAAGTCGGACATGTATTTGTCGTCGCGCTCAACAACGACATGGTGAATGCCTTCTCGCTTCATTCGAGGGTCATAATTCGCGAAATACCAGGCATCCTTCCCGGTTACCCACATGCTGAATTGCACTTGGGCCATGTAGGCGGATTTGATAGCCTCGAAGCCGCCAAGCCGGAACTTCATGAAGTCCCTAGAGGTAAAAGGGCACTTCAGCTCAAGGCCGCGGCCATCACTGCACAGGCCGTCTGGTGAGCAGGCGGTGCGCATACCTTCGTCACGGAAAAGGATCGGCGACTCGGTTACCTGCACGTCGGTGGTGAACTCAAACAGGGTGCGAGCATCGGCCTCATACTGTTTCCCCCAGGCCAGCGCCTTGGCGTTAACTTCCGGCGCCACGCCGGTGCACACTTCGGCAAGGAGCGTAAGGAAGTAGGACATCTTCATATCAGTCCATTTCTTGCCTGACTTAGGCTTAGAAATGACGTTGTGAACTTCCGAGGCAGTTATCACGCCCAGGCGTAAGCGGTGCCAGGATTCATCCCCCTGTTCAATGCGGGTAACGTCAATGCCAGTGCGTGCAAGGATAATTTCTGGTGTCATGCTGCCACCTGCGCTTTTTTCTGGAGGAAGCTAAAGCCTTTCTGCGCTTCTTCTTCGGTGAGCTGTGATGCCTGGAAAATGTCACGCTTGAAGATGTTGCTGCACAGAGGCAAGAAGTCCTGATCCCAGTCCTTATTCAGGGACGTCAGGAGGTCGGTAATTGCCTGCAACGTTTCCTCACTGGCCATCAGGGGGAGTGCCTCTGTCGTGCTGCGCGGCCTAACGTCACGCGCATCAACTTCCAGTGTTTTACCTTCCATCTCTTCGGCAGTGGGCTGCTGGCAAATTTCAGGCCACGCCTTACGCAGAGCCTGAGCCTCGGCACACTTCGCCAGCTGGCCGTAAGGGCGCTTTTTCCACATAGCATTTGGCGCGGTAGTGTCGCGGCCGGCGGTGGCGTAGTTTTCAACCCAGTATTCTTTCGCGCTGAATTCGACGATCTCCCCGCTCGGCATGCGCTTGCTGACTGTGTACTTGCACCATTGAGGTACGGTCACTTCAATACCGGTAAGCGTCAGAGTGACGTCCGGGCCGAACTCTGGTTCTTTTGCGCCAGCGTAATCACCGGAGCGATCGGCCTGAATCCGATAAAGCCCGATGCCCGGCATAACCACATCGCGCCACTCGCTTTTACCCGACTTCGAGTCCTTAACGCTCATTGGCACCAGATGAACGGGCTTCAGAAGCGGATCGAGGTTTCTGGCCCGGCAGTAGTCCAATGCCATCATCACCGACTCATCCTTGGCGCCAGGGTAAATACTGTTTTTGAGGGCGCTCCAGGTGGCGCCGTCAATGCCTCGCTCAGCAAGAGAGCTGGCTGTAATCACAAGTTCGTTAGCCATTGTTATTCCCCAAAGTTAAAACGGGCAGCCAGTGCGGTGATCCCAGTCGTATTCCGCCTGGGCGTAAGCTATTGCTGTGCGCAAATCGTTGTATACTTCGCCAGCCTTATCGCTACGGAGGCCTTCATATGGAAACGATTTGGACGATACAGACTGGCGTAGTGCCGCGTATGGATCATCTGGAAGGCTGTCAAAGACCTCTTTTGCCCGATCTTCAATCCACTTTTCCTTCTCTTCTGACAGCGTTTGTTCAGCCCACTTACGCTCTTCGATCACGTCATATGCGCGGTATGCGTTCATAGCTCGCTCCTGAAATTTGGTTGTAAGAATCCCCGGCGCGATGAAAGCCGCATGATAGTTCAGTTAAATTCTTCGTTTCGATTACCGGCTGAGACCTTGTCCCAACCCGTTCAGATAAACTTCAACCAGCAAGTCGGTTGTGTAAGTCCGCTCAATCCCGCGATGCAGGTACAGGCGGCCGCGTTTATTTGCTGATGCTGTCCAGGTGCTTTCCCGATGCTTAACGAGCATCCCTGGGAGAACGGCGCCGCGGTTAACGGTCTGTGTCCCGTAATGATGACTAACCATTGAACACCCCCGTAACGTGCAGAATTTTGATAATCAACGCTGTCCAGATAACGCCGCAGATCAGCAGGCAGTAAATCAGTGAACGAATGCCATTTCTGCTCATGCTGAACCACCAGGCATCAGGCAGAACGCGCTTGCTATCAGTACGCATACGACGATGGCGAATGCGTGTGCCAGAAACTTAAACCACTCAGTTTTATCTTCTTCACGGATCATCTCTTCACCTTTGCCTTATCGCGGCTAACGGAGCGTTGTTACCTATTACCGGCGCCAACGTTGTTGTTTGGATGAGTTAATTTAAAACCATAGTTGTTTTATAGTCAACAACAATAGTTGTTTAAATGGCTGAAATGGTTTTATTTGGTTGTTTTTATTGGTTATTTATTTTTGTAAAGCGTGCTGGTAAGCTCAAAAAAACGCCAAAGAGGGTAGCGCCATGTCGAATGAGGATGAGTTTTTCGCAGAGATGCACCCGCAGATAGCGCAGGTCATCGGGATAGCGGTTATGCAGCTGCTGGTTGAGAAGCGAGAGCCATCAAGAGAGGCGCTGATAGAGATGATTCAGGTGCTGTGGCAGGGTGACCAGGTAGAGCTGGCAGTAGAGCTGGCACTGGATGTGCTGATGCTGAGGGAAGAATGATGTTTTAACCTATGATGAATATGATTTTATTTTCTTGTTATAAGGGAAAGCAGTTTTTCTGAAGCGCATATCGGCTTTGATAAGTCCCCTGCGATAAAAGTATATTTACTGGTTTTTATCAGAACCTCTTCACCTCTGTGAGAGCTTTCGAACTCATCAAATGCAGTCATTAGATCACTGTTATCAATTTTTTTCCTAATGTCAGAAAACCTCAATATATCAATTCGTTTAACTTGAGGATGAGAGAATTCTCCTCTACGCATATCATCAATATGGCTTATCAATTTCTCTCTAATCGGTATTGATACCTGATTCCACTCCTTTCTTTTTTCACCTTTTATGGCAAAGTAGTAGCTTATATAACCAGTTGCAGGAACTGCAATGGCGGCTACAATCATGGCAATTGTTGCAACGCAGTCGCTATATGTCATGAGGTCTTCCTATGCCAGATGTATTTACATTTTCCGAAATGCTTTCAACAGTGGCGCTGGCAATATCTTTAACCAACGCTGTCTGGTTGTTCTTTTTTTGGTTGACAGTCAAGAGGATGTAATAGCGATTAACATCCTCTACAAATCAACCGTGCTTCCTGTACGTCTGCGGCATGCTGCCGATCACCTTGCCGAACACGAACACCCGATTCATCTCGTCTTTCTCGATCGGGTCCCAGGCTGCATAGCTCTTGTTGTCTGAGATAACCAGCAGCTTGTCCTTCATCTTCTGCAGGCGCTTGACGTGGGCTGTGTCGTCGTACAGGAAGGCGTATATCCCGTCGCCGTCAAAGCTCTTAACGCTGATGTCGACGAACAGCAGATCGCCAGGCTCAATCGTGCCAGACATGCTGTCGCCCCGGACGTTGATGATCCTGATGTTCTCAGCCTTGCGCCCATCGAACATGTGGCGCGCTTCCGCTGGCGCATATTCAACGGAGTGGAGAATCTCCACGAACTCCTGATTCACAATGCCCGGGCCGGCACTGACGGCCAGATCCAAAATGTCGACCCTGAACACATCATGATTTATGTGTGATGGCTTCTTATCATCGTCACCATCAGCTCTCATGGCGCCAGTTCCCGAAGAAAGCCACTCAGGTCTCACCCTTAAAGCCTTGGCTATATCGAGCAATTTTGTGGTCTGCGCAGCCCTTCCAGTTTCAATCTTCTGGATCGCAGCCTGACTAACCCCAACAGCATCTCCCAGAGTCTTCTGGGTCATGTCGGCAGCCTTTCTGGCTTCTCTTAATCGTTCTGCAAGTGTCGTTTTCATCTTCTCAATTTACAACCATGGTTTTATAGCGGCAAACGAAAATGGTTGTTGACTAAATACAACTAAGGTTTTATTCTTTGTTTGTATTTACTACGGAGGTTGTCATGAACCCAACCATTAAAACCGCAATTAATATTGTCGGCTCTCAGAAAAAGCTTGGTGAAGCCTGCGATGTTTCTCAGCAGGCGGTTTACAAGTGGCTCCACAACAAGGCCAAGGTTTCGCCTGAACATGTAAACAGCATCGTAAATGCAACTAATGGGGAGGTTCAGGCGCATCAAATTAGACCAGACCTTCCAAAGCTATTCCCTTCACCGAAGGGCGTTCCGGCCGCCTAACCGGCGGCCTTTCAATCAACACCAGAGGAAGTATCACAAATGGAGAACGCAATTAAACGCAATAAGGACAACGCACGTCGCATCGAGACATGGCTGCTGAATCGCATCTCTCTCATGGGAGGGAAAAAAGTGGCCATGGCTGTAGGCGTCAATGAGTCGCAGGTTACGCGATGGAAATCATCATGGGTGCCGAAAATGGCGATGTTACTGGCTGTTCTTGAGTGGGGCGTTGTCGACGACGATCTGTCCCGTCTGGCAAAGGAGGTGGCAAGTCTTCTCAGAAAAGAGATGGCCCCAAAGTGCTCGCAACACTTTGAGGCCTGATGCGAATTAACTGAACAAATTCACAGGAGTAATTATGCCTAAGAGCAACAGATTTTACCAGGCACAAACACACAAAAATGTTACCCGCGACCGCTTCATTCGCTCGGTTAACCCGGTGGTTGGCATGAAAATGCGCGCCATCCTGGAAGAGCTGAAACGGAAGGAGGAAGGCCGTGAGTAACGTATCCAATTTAGCCGAAGCCAGAGAGGCCAGAAGGCTCCAGAAACCGCGCACGAATGACGGTAAGGGGTTTGCCTTGCTGCACCGTAAAATTATGGATGTGCCGTTCTACAAGGATGCTGAGGCGGCTCATCTATGGGTTCACCTGCTCCTGCGCGCTAATCACGAACAGACACTGGTATCGACTGATGTCGGCGATGTGATGTGCGAAAGAGGGGAGTTCATCACCGGGCGAAACACACTGGCAATGGAAACGGGGTTAACCGCTGATCGCGTTAAATCACTGCTCCGTAAATTCCAGAACCTGGGCATGATCACCACCAAATCGAACAACCGTTTTACTGTTCTAAAAGTGGTCAAATATGACGAATATCAGTCAAATTTTTGTCCAGCCGGTGTCCAGCAGGTGCCCAGCCAAAACGCAGTCGTACCAATGCCTGCGGAGGTGGAGTGTCCAGCCGGTGTCCAGCCAGTGTCCACAGATAACAATATATTAAATAACTTACTACCTAACGGTAGTAAGTATGTCGCAAATGACCAGAAACCGGCTGAAGAGAAAAAGTCACGTTTGTCATGCGATGAAGTATGGCAATGCCTGAAAGACGAACTACCTGAAGCCAGGGGGTGGAGATGCCTCACTGATGAGCGACGCAATCTGATCCGCACCTTCTGGAGCAAGGCGAACAAAATCGCACGCAATCTGGATGGTAAGCCGATGGACATGGATGGGTTTCGCGACTACCTCCGCTACATCGCTCAGAACTGTCGCTGGATGCTGGAAGACCGACCAGACCAGAAGTCAGGGAAGACATGGCGCCGCATGAAATTCGATAAGTTTCTGACGGAAAAACTCTACATCGAAGTGCGTGAGGGGGATCGTGATGACCGCTGATTTCATGACACCTCCGCACAGCATTGAAGCAGAGCAGAGCGTACTTGGCGGACTTCTGCTGGATGACGACAGCAGTGAACGCACTCAGAAGGTTCTGTCTATCCTCAAGCCAGAATCGTTCTACGCGCGCCAGCACCAGGTCATTTTCGCAGAAATGCGCCAGATGTACCGCGACCATAAGCCTGTCGATCTGCTGACCCTGTTTGATTCTCTCGATAGCAAGGGTCTGACGGAAACCGTTGGTGGCTTTGCATACCTGGCTGAAATGTCGAAGAACACGCCAAGCGCGGCGAACATCGTGGCCTATGCAATGCGTGTCCGTGAGACCGCTATGGAGCGCTACGGCATCGAGAAAACAACGAAGGCGATCGAGTTGCTTTATGCCCGCAATGGCATGACGGCAGAACAGAAGTTTGACGCTATTCAGGGATTATTCACTGAGATAACCGAGCACGTAAAAACAGGGCGACGAACTGGGCTTCGCACGTTCTATGACGCTGTAACTGACTGGTCAGCAGAATTCGACGAAAGGCTCAAGCCGGATGGTCGTTCCCGCGGGTTGTCGACCGGGATCCGCTCTCTGGATGAACTTCTCGGTGTGAAGCGCATTGTGCGCGGCAGCCTGTTTGTTATCGGCGCACGTCCGAAGATGGGTAAAACCACGCTCTACACCCAGATGGGGATCAACTGCGCGACGGTCGAGAACGAACCGGCCCTTATGTTTTCTCTGGAAATGCCGGAAGGGCAGATGGTGGAGAAAATCACTGCGCAGAAGGGGCGGATCTCTCCAAACCTGTTTTACCCGGACATGACTAAGGATGACTACGGCTATCGCGGCGACTGGAATGGCGATTTGAAGAAAGCTACCGGCGTTATGGGAGCGCTGATTGACACCAATAACCTCCTGATTGATGACACCCCGGGCATTTCACTGGCGCATGTCATGGCTGAGTCACGCCGCATCAAGCGCGAACGCGGCAAGGTTGGGATGATCCTCGTTGACTACCTGACGCTGATGACTGCCGATAAGGCAGAGCGAAATGACCTGGCTTACGGGCTGATCACCAAAGGCCTCAAGACGCTGGCGAAGGAGCTGGATTGCGTCGTGGTTCTCCTGACTCAGCTTAACCGTGAGCTTGAGAAGCGAACCAATAAGCGCCCCTTGCCGAGCGACTCCCGCGACACCGGGCAGATTGAACAGGACTGCGATTACTGGCTGGCCATATACCGGGAGGGCGCCTACGACGAGAACGCAAACCAGAGTGACACAGAGCTCATCCTGCGCCTTAACCGGCATGGTGAGACTGGTGTTGTCTATTGCGAGCAACGTCACGGGGCGATTTATGACTGCGATCAGGAAGCTGCCAGTCAGCGCCGGCGCGAGAAAGAGGAAAAACCAACCAAGCGGGGTGGATTTTGATGAAAAAGAACTCGGGCAAACAAGCTGTAATCAATTACGTCGGCCAGCATCCAGGCTGCAGCTTTCAGGATATCCGCCGCGGTACCGGGCTTGACTCTTCACAGGTCAATTCCTCCCTGTGGCAGATGAACAAAGACGGCCAGGTTAAGCGTGCGGGTGAGTGCAGGAGCTATCGCTACACCCTGATCGACACAACAGCCGTAACCGAAAGCGATCCGTCTGCTCAGTATCGCCAGCGTCCTGGCGGTGTAAACCCAATGACCAACCTGTTTAACCAGTGCCTGGCGGGAGTAAGAAAATGAAAAACGAAGTCGAACAGATTGCACTGCAAAACGATATGAGCATTGAATTCGTAACCTGGTTCTTTAACGAGAAGAAGGTGGGGTGCGGGAATGTCTGGTTCATGATGATGGCTGCAATGTGGGAGGGCTGGAAAGGTCGTAGCATCGAAATGGATAAGCTGGCTACGGAGAATGTGGCGCTGAAGAATGTATTTAGCCAGAAGGAAATCCCATCCGAAGCAGTCGATGCATTCATGGAAACCGCAGTAATGGATCATGACTGGAATGAAACCTCCGAGTGGTCATGGGTTGAAAACGAAACAGAGGTTATCCACGCCGTTCTTGACGCACTTAAGCCTGAAACCCCCGCCACCGATCGCATCGTAGCCGAAGCCGAGGCGCGCGGAGTTGAGAAGGCCATCGCTCACCTGGAGAAGAAGTTCAGCAATATCGGCGTGCAGATCATGAATTTGCAGTGGCTGGCAGACTCGCTGCGCGGGGGGGCCGGGAAATGAGCATCGCCACTTATCTCAATACCGGTTTAGCCATTCTTGGATGGGCATACATCATGGTTAAAACAGGCCAGTGGATTACCAAAAATGCTCTGAGGCAGTGGGACAAGCGTCGTAAGGAATCTCGCCGCCAGAAAGCTGTGAATGAGTTTTATGACGCCTTTGAGCTTAACAGCCTAGAACCCGGCTCTACCGTTCGCCTGGCCACTAAAGGCGACCTGACAATCATGATGTTCCGCAGCGAGGGGGCCGACAAATGAGCAACCGTTTTTACATGCTTTGCACGCGAGAAACTGTGGGGAGCAACGCCTCGTTTCATTGCCATAACGGAAACGGATACAGCTCCAATATCGACCGCGCGCACGTTTATACGCAGGAAGAGGCGCAGAGATGCTGGGACTACGGGAGAGAGATTGACCAGCCGATTTGCGCTGATGCTGTTGATGCCCTGGCTGTATGGCATGTGGATTGCCAGTACATCCCATGCGATAGCGTGGTTGAGCAAGGTTGCAGCGCATACGTTGCGTATAAAAAAGGTGACTGGAACGGGAACGATGTTTACTGGTTACAAAGCGGAGGGTTGCCAACCGATGATTTCAGCAAGGCATTCGTTTTTGTATCCGCCAACACGGATGAGCCAGGCGTTGTGTGGCTGCCCTTCCATATGGCAGATGCAGTAAAGCGCCGCACGTTCAATATCAATGATTTCAACCGCCGAACTATGGTTCAAGGTGCCGGACTGGTGATGCCTGAATGGCTAAAAAAATACAATCGCAGACAGAAGGCAAAAAGTGGAAAGGTTCGCTGGAACTGCCCACATTGTGGCCGCATTACCTGGCAATACAACCCATACGACTTTGATGGATGCAGCAATTATAGCTGCGAAGGATGGCGAGCATGACAACTGATATCACCGAACTGGTGCAGAGAGCCAGAATCAACGCTGAATGTGGTGAGCATCTTTCCCCGGCGGAGACCATGGAGCTGGTAGAGGCACTGGAATCAGAGAAACGTATTTGCGCAACGTGGAGAAAAACAGCTGAGGCTAACAGCGAAAAGCTGGAGAAGGCGCAGCAGCAAATGACTGAAAGCGAAAATCGCGTTCGCAAGCAGAATCGCCACATCTGTGAGCTGTTCGACGATAACACAGCACTGCGCCAGCGCATCGCCGGGCTGGAGGCCCGCACAGTCACCGTGAAGCAAGGCGAGGTTCTGGTTACTGTGGCCGGTTTTACTGGCTGTGGTAAGAGCGCGATTGCTGGCGAAATTGAGATTGCCATGAAGGCTATCGGATTACCTGTTACCTGGGCTAATGGTGATTCAGAAAAACGGATGACTGGTGCTGACTGGCTTACCGCCATCGAGATGTATAAGCCTACCGTGCGCATTGTTGAGGTAAATATTCCTCGCGCCGCTGGCATCAAGGTGGAGGCTGAGTGATGGCAGAGCGCTGAAAATTTATCTTACTATCGCATTCATCGGCTTATGAGCTATGGGGTGTTGGTGATGCATAAAGCTCGCGTAGGACGCAACGCTTTACATAGACTTTAATCAAGGCCCTTTTGGGCCTTTTCGTTTATGATGACAAAAACTCCCTCAAGAGTGACGTCAAATGAAAAAGAAGAAACTCTCTTCCAAACAGCAGTATCAATTAGATGTTGAACTGGTAAAAATAAAGCCAACTAACCGAACAGAGGCAAAAGCACATTTGGCGGCTCAATTGCGTATCAGTAAGTTCAAGTCTAAAGGTAGAAGGGGTTTTAATTCTGCCGCAAAAAGCGCCAAAGAATCACTGGATATAGCCAATGCAATTCGGTTTGGTGAAGGGGTTGTGGAGTCCGTGGATACAGCCCGTATACCTGATAGCAATAAGCGCTGGCGTGGGAGGACCGCAGATTAATGTCAAAATACAACATTGCAGCCAAAAGCCAGGAAGAGCGAGACAAGGTCAACGCCGACCTCGCTGCTTCCGGCGTCGCCTACAAAGAACGCCTGAACATGCCGGTAGTCGCCGAAGTGGTAGCCAGAGAGCAGCCTGAACACCTGCGCGAGTACTTCATGGAGCGCGTGCGCTATTACCGCGAGCAAAGCGTCCAGCTACCCAAGGCATCCGATCCGCGCTATCTGGAAATGGCAGAGCAGAACACCAAGAAATAGCGATTTTCTCGCCTATGCTCATTTTGCTTTTATCCCCGGGAAGGGCGATAATTACCTCGTCAGCCTGAGCAACTGACGACTTACTTCCGGCGCCAAGTGGGGACACATGGCGCACAAAACCTTACAGCAATCCCTGTCACCGATGGCGAAAGCCACCGGCGATTTTCTGCATTCAGCGTTTAGCCTCTGCGGAGGTGAAGCGTGAACATCCCTCAATGCGGCATCAAGCTGCACAGCGGCAACTTCAGCGCTATAGGCAAGATTCTTCAGGAGCAGCTCTCTGACGGGAAATGCCTGCGCCTGCAGGTCAAAGAGTGGCGCGAAAAACGCAGCCTGAGCCAGAACGCACTTAGTCACATGTGGTACGCGGAAATCAGCGAATACCTGATTAACTCAGGACGTACCGACGCAACGCCTGAGTGGGTTAAGCGCAACCTCAAAAAAACCTATCTCGGCTGTGAAGAGGTGACATACACCGACTTCATCACCGGTGAGAAAACTACAACGTGGGAACCCCGGCATACCTCCGATCTTGATACCGGCGAAATGCACATCTTCCTGACCAAAGTAGAGGCCTGGTGCGCTCAGTTTGGTCTGGCTCTCACCATTCCAAACGGTTGCGAATATCAGCAACTGCAGCAAAAGCAGGAGGCCTGATGAGCAGCCTTCTCGCCAAAGTAATGGAGCGCGGCATCTTCCGCGTGCCGGCGCGCCGCAAGCGCAAGGTCGAAGTTAAGCCTTCCGACATCCCGACCCTGAAAGACTACACCGCCCGCCTGGTCGATAAGAAGTGGCTCCGCCTGAGAGCAAGGAGGCCACATGCTTAAACGTACTCAGCGCCGGTGCAAAATCTGCCGGGCCAAATTCACCCCGGCATTCGAAAACCATCGTTGGCGCTGCCCTGAGCATGGCGCTGAATTTGCCATGCAGGAACTGGAGAAGAAGCGCGATAAGCAGGCTCAGGCGAAAGCGAAGAAAGAGCGCGCAGCCTGGCGCAAACGCAAAGCCGCAGTGAAGCCTCTCCGACACTGGGAAGACATGACCCAGCGCGTCGTTAACGACTATATCCGCGAGCGTGACCACGATCTGCCGTGCATCAGCTGCGGCACGTTCGAAACGGTTCAGTGGGAGGCCGGGCATTACCGATCCCGCGGTAAAGCATCTCACCTGCGCTACAACGAGGACAACATTCACAAGCAGTGCCATCACTGCAACGTGCAGATGTCAGGGAACCAGCAGCAGTACCGCGTCGCTCTGGTAGAGAAAATCGGCGCTGAGCGCGTCGAGGCGCTCGAAAACAACAACACCCCTCACCGATACACCATCGAAGAACTGGAAGGCATCAGGCGCCATTACAGCGCGCTACGCCGTGCGCTCATAAAACAACGGGAGGCCGCATGAGCCGTGACGTTATCGAACGCATCCGCGACCGCTGGCAAAAGCTGCGTCTATGCCGGCACCGTGGCACCGTACTGGTTGACTACCGAATTTTGAAGAATTTCGTCCGCATCTATCAGGCTTCAGGAGAGAAAGCATGAATACCCAGTACCTTGAGTATGTTCGCCAGCAGCTGATAGTGGCCACCGCCGATCTGAGCGGTGCGACGAAAGGGCAACTGGTAGCTTTTGCAGAGAACGCGCAATTTACCGCTACGGCGCGCAGCCGTGGCCGGAAGAAGGTGTATAGCGAGGTGAAGCAAAAAATGGTTAACCCGGATGGACCGCCGATGAGCGGCAGCCAGTCCCGCGCTAAGGGTTCCTCAATCGCTCTCGTTCTGCCCGTTGAATACTCGACAGCCAGCTGGCGCCGGGCTCTGCTGTCGCTGGAAGAGCATCAGAAATCATGGTTGCTGTGGAACTACAGCGACAATATCCGCTTTGAGTATCAGGTAGCGATAACACAGTGGGCATGGGAAGAATTCCGTGATCAACTCGGCGCTAAGAAAGTGGCCGGCAAGACGATGGAGCGGCTGAAGAAACTGATATGGCTGGCGGCACAGGACGTGAAAGCAGAGCTGGCGGGTAAGTATGTATATCAGCACCAGGACCTTGCAGCCCTGTGTGGCGTTAAGCCTGATAACTGGTGCCATAACTACGCTGATTACTGGCGGGCTATGTGCGCCATTTTTAAGCGGCTTGATAGCGACTCTCTTCTCTGTGCTGTGAGAACACGATCACAACAAAAAGCGACTTTTTCGCAGCAGGGTCTTGCAAAAGTCAATTAAATGCGTCATATTTGAGTCTACTTTGATATGCTGCCTTAACTTTAAGTGGCGGCATGAAGATGATAGTCACATACCAGTTTGTAAAATTAGCCTCGGCATCCCGCCGGGGCTTTTTTATGCCTGCTATCCGGTCAGGGCTCTTGGGTAGAGACGTGCCGCACGACACGTTAAAGCCCATGCCCGAGAGCCCTGAACCAGATTGAGGGTCGATCGTATCAAGGTAATTACGGCAGGCTGTTAACCTGCTTATCGTGGTTCGATTCCACGTCGTCCCGACAGATATTCCGCAAGTCGGACATGAAGACCTGCAAATGATTGCGAATCAGCAGGCCACGCCCGGGAAGGGCGTGATGTCAAAAGCTACCCCTCCCGGAAGCTCCGTTAGGGGCATAACCCCGGCCGGAGTAGCGCTCTATAAAACCTTAAGGAATCCTGACCTGCCAAAAATGGTAGGTTTCTCGATTGTTAATTTAAGGTAAAAAGTTTCCATGAAGTTACCCGGTCAACCTCCAGACTGGGGCGGAAGTTGTCAGCCAGAGATGGAATTAAAAGACCGCAGACCACGGTATGGCAAGCTAACGGTCTTCCGAAGCAATTCGGCTTCACTCACGTTTCTTTGTACTAAACATACTTTTGCCTGCTCGCTGCAGGCTTTTTTCATCAATGACCTGTTTAACCATATGATGTGAATATGGTATTTGACTGCACAATCAGATTGATAATAAATTGTTTATGTGGTGAATCCCCCTATGCGGAGGGGCGACCAGTCACTTACAGTGATCTGTAAATGCAGCGCGGGCCATGTCGACTGGGACATGCTCACCGGGAGGCACCCGGCACCACGCAGTACTACTAAGACATTTGGTAGTGGGGTTGCTGTTTCGACTCCTCCATCTATGTTTAAAAGGCAGTAACGAAAAAAGCGAGCGCTCTCCTGGTAAATCGGTAGCTCGGACTATTAGGTGCGCTTTCGTTTGTTACTACCTAGAATGCCTACTTTCTGCCCGTTCCTCTGAGCGGGCTTTTTTTCGCCTGATTAAGGCATTGCTACAAACCATAAGACATTTAAGGGCTGCGCTTTAGCGTGGCCTTTTTTTATTTCAGGGTCGCGGGAATCACCCTCGACGCTTTGTTGGTAAATCAGCCCGACGGCCCTGAACCTTTTACTGACTACAGATAGCACCCCGAACATTATCGGAGGTGGAGACTATGAAAATGCCTGACAAAATCTTTTCGGCGGCCTCGTACTGCTCGTCAGGCGGCCTGATATGCACCGGGCTGGCAAGGACCTATGACTGGTTTCATGGACTTGACTGGAATTTTATTGCTCTGGCCAGCGGCGTGATAATCGGTGTAGCGACTTACCTGACCAATCTCTACTTTAAGCGCCGCTGGACGAAGATGTATCAGCAGTCCCTCGATCGTGGTTATGGTGGCCCGCCACCGCAGGATGAATAGCGATGGCTAACCTGAAAACGAAACTCAGTGCGGCCATGCTGGCGCTTATTGCTGCTGGCGCATCAGCTCCCGTTCTCATGGATCAGTTCCTGAATGAGAAAGAGGGCAATAGCCTCACGTCATACCGCGATGGCTCCGGCATCTGGACGATATGTCGTGGTGCTACCCGGGTAGATGGCAACCCTGTAACGCAGGGGATGAAATTAACCCAGGTCAAATGCGACCAGGTGAATGCCGTCGAGCGCAATAAGGCGCTGGCATGGGTAGATCAGAATGTGCGTGTTCGTCTGACGCCTCCTCAAAAGGTCGGGATTGCCAGTTTCTGCCCATATAACATCGGGCCCGGTAAGTGCTTTCCTTCCACCTTCTACCGCAAGCTGAATGCCGGTGACCGGAAAGGCGCCTGCGCTGAAATTCGCCGGTGGATTTTTGATGGCGGAAAAGATTGCCGCGTGCGTTCCAACAATTGTTACGGCCAGGTCTCTCGTCGTGATCAGGAAAGCGCACTGGCATGTTGGGGGATAGATGAATGAGCCGATTAACCGCCATTATCAGCGCCATTGTGATCTGCCTGATGGTCAGCCTCGGCTGGCTGGCCAGTCACTACCACCACAACGCTATCACCTTCAAAGAGCAGCGTGATAAAGCAACGGTCAGGGCGGAAACCGCCGAGACCGTAAGCAATAGCGTAGTCACTGCAATGAACCTCATCAATGACATTTCCCGGGCAACCCAGAATGCAAAGACCGAACTTTCCCAGGCAGGTGAGAAGCGCGTTATCTACATCAGGCAGGCGCTTGAAGGCGATCAGTGTGCTAAGCAGCTTGTTCCTGCTGCCGCTGCTGACAGCTTGCGAGAATACGCGGACGGTTTACGTGCCGGCGCCCGTGGTACCGATAAGCGCTGACCTTACTGCAGACACACCGATCCCCGGAATGGAGGTTCCGTTCACGTGGCAGGCTAGTCTGGAGTTAAACGCGAAGCTTTACTCTGCGCTGGGGCAGTGCAATCTGGATAAGGCGGGGATTAGAAAGATAGAGGAGAGCCGGTCAAAAAGTAGTGGGCCACGCTCAGAATGAATGCGGTGAAGAGATAGGTGATTGGGTGATTTATTATTTTGCTCAGCAAGCTGATTTTCAACATTTATTCTCCTTTTTGATTATTGGGCTAAGTCTGATTTCTATTGTGTAACTTAATTTCTCCCTGTGGCTGTTCCTACTCCGGTAACATTAAATTCTTGCGCGGTGATGTATCTATACTCGCCACTATTAAATCCGCCGCACGTTGGACAAGGTCTCTATAGTGGGCCCTAATTCCTTCTGAACAGCCTTTGTCTCTTATAGGAGACAAATCCATTCACGCCGCTAGGTGTAATGAAAACAGTAATGGCGCTGCCCTGAGAGCAGTGCCGAGCAGATAAAATAAGGAATGGAGTATGAGCAAACCCGACTGGGAGGCCATCGAGACGGCATACCGGGCCGGGGTGATGTCTCTCCGTGAAATCGCATCGCAGCACGGCATCAGCGAAGGCGCTATCCGTAAGCGAGCAAAGCGTGACGACTGGTCGCGCGACCTGAATGCGAAGGTGAAAGAGCGCGCTGACGATCTGGTACGCAAAGCAGAGGTACGCAAACAGGTACGCAGTGAAGCCACTTTGAACGAACGCGTACTGATTGAAGCGACTGCAGAGGTAATCGCCAGTGTCCGCATGGAGCATCGCGGTGATATCAAGCGCGCCCGGCAGATAACGAACGCGCTGTTTGATGAGCTAGGCGCCGAGTGTGCTGATGTGGCCGCGCTGGAGAAGCTCGGAGAGTTGATGTTTGACCCAGACGACAAGGGACAGGACAAGCTCAATGAGATTTACCACAAGGTCATCAGCATGCCGGAGCGCGTTAAATCGGTGAAGGCTCTCAGCGAAGCGCTGAAGAACCTGATCGGACTTGAACGCCAGGCCTACGACATCGACGGGCCGGAAGGCGACAATTCTGTTAAGCAACTCTCTGAACTGATGGATTCCTTGTCTCAGGGGGCGTAATGAAGCCTGAGCATCTCAAGCTGCTAGCTGATAAAGACTGGCGGCTGAACAATCTTTACTGGATAACCGACAAAGAAGGTAAGCCGACTCGCTTCAGGATGACGCCGGAGCAGCGGGAATACTTCGAGGGGATCCATACCCGCAACATCATCCTGAAAGCTCGCCAGCTCGGATTTACCACAGAGGTGTGCATCATCCAGCTCGACGCTGCTCTGTTCGAGTCGGCAAAGTGCGCGCTGATCGCCCACACGCTGAACGACGCAAAGCGCCTGTTCCGGGAAAAGGTTAAATATGCCTACGACAAGCTGCCTGCTGAGATAAAGGCAGCCAATCCGGCGAGTAACGACTCGGCCGGTGAGCTGGTCTTTAAGAAGGGCGGTTCTCTCTACGTCAGCACCTCATTTCGTGGCGGCACACTGCGCTACCTGCATGTTTCTGAGTTCGGAAAGATATGCGCCAAGTATCCGGATAAAGCCCGTGAAATCGTCACTGGTGCGTTTGAGGCGGTATCGACAGGTTGTTTCGCAACTATCGAGAGTACCGCAGAGGGCCGGGCGGGTTACTTCTTCGATTACTGCCAGACGGCAGAGAAAGCGCTGCTGCAGGGCAAGCCGTTATCTGCTCTGGACTGGAAGTTTTTCTTCTTCTCCTGGTGGAAGAATCCGCAGTACGCAATTGACCCGGTAGAACCGCTGCCGGCGCGCCTGCTTGAATACTTCGCTGAGATGGAGGCGAAACACGGCATAGTCGTTAACGAACGTCAAAAGGCGTGGTATTACGCCAAAGAAAAGACGCTCGGCGACGACATGAAGCGCGAATACCCGACCATTCCTGCAGAGGCGTTCCAGCAGTCGGTCGAGGGCGCGTACTACGCCAAACAATTCCGCTGGCTCTACACCAACAAGCGGATCGGGCAAATTCCGGATAACTCACATCTACCGGTTCACACGTTCTGGGATATTGGTGTGGGGGACTCCACGGCGATCTGGTTCGTTCGCGAGGTCGGCGAAGAGTTCCACGTCATCGACTACTACGAAAACTCTGGCGAAGGGCTTCGGCACTACATGAAGGTGCTGAAAGACCGCGGCTATGAGTACGGTGAGCACTGGGGGCCGCACGACATCGAGAACCGCGAGTTTGCAGCTGATGCGAAGTCTCGCAAAGAGCTGGCGCGCGAGGGCTACGAGATTGACGGCCGGATGTATTCGATGAACTTCCGCGTTGTGCCGAAGGCTGGGATCGACACCGGCATTGAGTCGGTGCGTGAAATCCTCAAGTCCTGCGTTTTCGATGAGGAGAAGTGCGCTGTTGGCATCTCCCACCTCGAAGGTTACCGCAAGGAGTGGGACGACAAGCGCGGCTGCTGGAAAGACAAACCCCTTCACGACTTCACATCGCACGGCGCCGACAGCTTTCGTTACTTTGCCGTGGCGAAGAACAACCGCAAGCAGGTCGGCACAGTATTCTTCTAAGGAGCATCGCCAGTGAGCGAACAAGATAACGGCCTTCAACTGGCTGTGAACAATCTCGCCACTGAAATGCGGCGAGCGAATTACCTTAACGCCATCGGTATCGGCGGGGGTAATACCAAGCGCCCGACGCTCTATCAGGAGTTCGGCTACCCGCGCACGATCACCTTTAACGACTTCTACAACATGTACCGCCGTAACGCCGCTGGCTTTGCTGTGGTGCATCGTCTGCTGGATGGTTGCTGGCAGGACTATCCGGTCATTGTTGACGGTGATGAAGCGCAGGAGGCGGAGAAAACAAACGCCTGGGAAAAGAAAGTAACCAAGTTCATGAAGAAGTTGTGGCCGAAGGTGAAGGATGCCGATCGCCGCAATATGGTCGGGCGTTACTCCGCACTGCTGCTGCAGGTGAAAGATAACAAGCCATGGAGCGATCCAGTAGATACCAGGCTGGTGAAATCCCTGGGCGAGTCAGCGCTGGTAAAACTTATCCCTGTATGGGAGCCGCAGCTGACAGTTGCCGAATGGGATAACGATCGTCAGTCTGAAACGTTCGGCCAGCCGAAGATGTTCAACTTCAACGAGCAGCCGGTTGGAGATGAGGCTTTCGTCGGACCGACGCGCGGTGAGCCTGTGCATCCGAGCAGGGTGATCCTGTTCTGCGAAGGTTCAGAGGATGACAACGTTCTGTCGGGCATCCCTCTGCTTGAGGCCGGATACAACAAAGGGCTCGACCTTGAGAAGATTTCCGGCGGTGGCGCAGAGGGCTTCCTGAAGAACGCCAGCCGGCAGATTGCGGTTGAGTTCAGCGAAAAAACCGACATGGCAACGCTATCCGATCAGGCTAAGAAAGCTGGTTATACCGACCTCGGCGAAGCGATGGGCGACAAGGTCAACAAGCTTAACCGCGGCACCGATGCGGCGGCGGTTATGCAGGCCGGGCAGATGCACGTTCTAAGCGTGACACCAGGCGACCCGGGGCCAACGTGGGAGGTCACCGCCAACGAACTGGCGGCATCAGTTCAAATCCCGTTCACCATCCTGTTTGGACAGCAGACCGGGCGCCTGGCGAGTGATGAGGATAAAACCGACTGGGCCATTCGTCGCAATACCCGCCGCAACGGCTTCCTGACCGACCGAATCACAGCCTTGCTGGAACGCTTCTGGACCCTGGGCATTATCGATCCGCCGACAAATGGAGAGGTCACCATTTCATGGACTGACCTGCTGGCCCCGGGCGAGAAAGAGAAAATCGAGAACGCTTCGAAACTGGCTGATATCGTCCAGAAAACGTCGGGCTTCTATGGTGGCGAGCCGCCATTCACAGCCAACGAACTACGAGAGATTGTAGGCCTGGACCCTCTGCCTGAACCAAAGCAACCACCTAACCCGAATGACAAGGTGACAACCGATGATCCACTGGCCGATGACACCGGAGCAGACGGCAAAGGTGGGGCTGCCGATAGTTCCGCGCAGCAAGGTTGACCCGACGCGATCGGCTAAGCAGGTCAGCGCGATGTTCCGGGATATCGAGGACCGGTATCTCGGCATCAAGCGCGAACTGAAAGCACTGTTTGATCAGCGCCTGACCGGGAGAGAGCGAGAGGTTAACAGCCACAACTGGCATTTCCTGTGTCACGTTAACGGTGCAGAGCCAACGCTCTACCAGGTCAACGCCGGCAAGTTCATCTATGACATGTCAGCGCAGGAGCTGGCCGATCTGCTCGAAGCGGTGCAGGTTATTCTCGACGATTACCTGCTCGAAGGCGGCGAGCAAAACCTCTGGGCGATGGATTACGTCGCCGCAGAGGCGCAGCGCGGAACGCTGGAGGCATTCAACAATCTCTCGCAGCAGTCGCAGGTGTACGCCAGCCAGACGACGCTTCAGCAGCTTTTAAGCAGCCCTGCATACCAGAACCAGATCGCCAGTGCCTACATCAGCACGTATAGCGACTGGAAGCTGGAAGCTGACCGGGCGCGCGGTGACCTGGCGAACATCATCGCGGATGCCGTTGGGCGCGGTGTGAATCCCCGCGAAACGGCGCAGGTGATAAGCAAGCGCCTTGATGTCTCTATGGGCCGCGCAAAGACTATCGCTCAGACTGAGCAGGTCGGCGCGCTGCGCCAGGCTCAATGGAACGAAACGGACTGGGCTGCCGACAGGCTTGGGCTGAATACCGGCCTGCTGTGGATATCTGCGCTCAAACCGACGACGCGCAGCTGGCACGCCAGCCGTCACGGCAAGGTTTATACCACCGAGCAGGTGCGAGACTTCTACGCCGAGAACGGCAACCGGTACAACTGCTATTGCAGCCAGATTCCGGTACTGCTCAACGACGACGGCAGTATTTTCAATCAAGGGTTAGCTGAGAAGCTGGCAAAAGAGCGCCAGCAGTGGACCGCTAAGGAGGCCGCGTGATCGTAGTCATTGTTCTGTTACTGCTACTTATCGTGGTCCTGATTGCTATGGCAGCCGGTTCTGGTTCGGTTGATCCTTGCTCCTGTCATCGCTGCGGTAAATATGTTCCTGCGCCAGCGCGTTTCTGCGATGGCTGCCGGCCAGCGCCACTGAATGGGTATCAACCGAGTAACACAGCCTCGTCAGGCAAAGTGCTGCCACCACCAAAACAACCCTAAGAGGACGAAACGTGAAGCTATCCAGCATCCACGTTAAATCCCTCGCCATCAACGCCTCCAACATTTCAACGACCACCATCAACGACCAGGAGCACTACGTCATTCGTGGTGCAGTTCCGATCGTCGATGACATTGTTATGAATGGCGGCCTGTACCCGGCGGAGGAGATTAACAACAGCTACAAGACGATGGAAGGCAAGCTGATGCCTCTGCCGCATCCGATGGTAGATGGCAAGTACGTCAGCGCCAATGACCCGCGCGCGATTAATGCTTATCACGTCGGAGCCTGGGCGCAGAACGTCAGTAAGTCAGGCGAACAGGTCGTCATGGACGTTTATATCAATAAGGCGGTCGCCGAGACAAAGCCTGACGGTAAGCGCCTGATTAATCGCCTCGATGAGATGATCGCCGGCACCAACACCGACCCGATCCACCTGTCTACCGGATTACTCACGAACAAAGAGAGAAAGTCAGGCGAGTCGAAGCAGAAGAAGTACTCATGGATTGCTCGCAATATGCAGTTCGACCATATCGCTATCCTGCTCGATGAGCCGGGCGCCGGTACTCCAGAAGAAGGCATCGGCATGTTCGTGAATGCCGATGGTCAGGAAGGCGAAGTCGAAACTGCAAGCCTCGTTGAAGCCGCAAATAGCCTCAAAGATGGCCTGCTGAACAAAGTGAAGTTCTTCCTCACCCACAACTCAGATGCCTCATTCGATGAAATCTACCAGATGCTGCGTGAAGCCATTCGCGCGCCGTCAGGCAGCGATGTTTATCGCTATGTCGTGACCGTATGGCCAGACAAATTCATCTTCGAAGAGGGCAATAAGCTCTTCCAGCAAAAATACCTCATCGACGACAGCACGGTCACGCTGGTCGGCGATCCAGTAGAAGTCGTGCGCAAACCCATTGAGTACGAGATTAAAACCAACGGAGAGAACGATCCGATGAAAGAACTGATTATCAATGCGCTCCAAGCCGCGGGTAAGTCGACTGAAGGCAAGTCCGATGCCGAACTGATGGACGCTTACAACCAGATGGCAGCAGAGAAGGCGGCAGCCAAGAAAGAAGGTGACGATGAAATCGATCCCGCTACCGGCAAGCCCAAGAAAAAAGAGCAGGCCAGCAACAGCGAAGAAGTGCCGGCGTGGTTTAAGCCATTTGCTGATGATTTGGCAGCCGTTAAGTCAGGCCTGGCTGTGAACTCTGACAAAGAGAAAGGCGAAAAACGAGCTGCCGTAAAAGCGAAATTCGGGCTGGATGACCTCGCAGTGAACGCTCTCGACGGCGCCGCCCTTGATGGCCTGTTTGCTCAGTGCCAGACCTCTACCGGCCTGAATGGTGCATTCCGTCCGGTCAACAACAACGATTCTTTCAGCGAAATGCCGGAGTAAAAAATGGCTAAAGACGGGAAACACGTAATTCACGCGGGCGGAATTTTTCCAAACCCGCAACTTAATCGTGAAGGTTCTGCGGCTGCAGCTTTTCTGCCGGGTACCGTTATCTTTTTCAGTGCAGCCAAGCCTACACCGTCTGTTGATGGCGCTGAAGACGCGATTCTTTACGTTGCTAACTACGACTATTTGCGCTGCAAAACGGTTGACGATGCCTATGCGATCGGTGACTGGGTGGTAAACATCCAGCCAACGCCGGGCGTTTTCCTCAACGTTCGCGCTGCCGCTGGTACCTACACCAAGGGCCAGCCGGTTTCTGTGGCCAATGGCCAAATTAAAGCACTGGCAGAGGGTGAAACCATCTTTGCCTATGTCGAAGAAGACAAGTCCCTGACCGCCGCAGCAGGCGATCTGGTTCGCGTCGTGTTCAAGTAAGGAGAGGCTGAATGTTTGTATTTTCCACCCGACGTGCGACTGAGACGGGCAACCTCGAAGCGAACCAGGCGCAGTTCAATGAGCTGCAACAGGCTCGCAATATGAGTGCTCAGGCCGTTGCTGATTTCGTATCCCGCACCCGCTGGCGTGGTGATGCGGCAAACACTCCGGTGCTGGACGCGACGAACGCTGTCGACGATATCCGCCGCCTGTATCGAGCTTATGATCAGACTGTGCTGGCTGAATTCGAACCGACTACTGAATTCACTCTGCTTAACGACCTGATCCCGTTGTCCCGCTCTGTCCGTCTTGAAGAGTCCGTGTACGAGTATGCTCGCACCGGTGGCCGCGGCTGGGCGCATACCTCCATGTCCGGCCAGATTGGTGCGGCGCTTGATGCGCGCGCGTACACCTTCGACGGTACTATGGTTCCGATCCACGACTCTGGCTTCAAATTCCAGTGGCGTGACCCGATTTTCAACAAAGGCTCCGCTCTGGCTTCTCTGGCCGATGCTCAGCGCGGCTCTGTTGATGATGTTCGTCGTCAGTACGTTGATTACGTCTTCAACGGTTTCCGTGACTCTGCTGGCAACTATATCGCTTTTGATGGCAAGACCTGGAAGGGGGTGAAAGCCGATGAGCGGGTGCAGATTGTCGATCTCAGTGCTTCCGGCCTGAATATCGACTTCACCAGCTCAAGCGCAACGGCTGAGCAAATCCGCAATGCAGCCATTGCTCTGCGCGACGTGATGAAGCTGACCAACCTGCAGTATGCACAGCAGACCTGGTATGTTTCAGGCGAGATCACCTCAAATCTGGAACGCTACTTCAGCGACAACTACCAGTCTGACACCATCCTGCAGGAGCTGCTGAAGCTCTCCGGCATCGCTGCCATCAAAGAAGATGCGCAACTGTCCGGCAACCAAATCCTGATTGTTCCGCTTACCGCCGGCGTTATCGCTCCGATTGTCGGCCAGGCGGTTGGCACCGTTGCTGACCCTCGTCAGTTCTATAACAGTGACTACGTCTGGCGCACCTGGGGTGCGATGGGCTTGATGGTTAAGACCGACATCAACAATCGCAAATCTGTTATTTACGCGCACAGCTAAGGGGTAACTATGGCACTGGTAAAAGTGGTTCGCGATAACCTGCTTTCCGGTGCCAATCTCCAGAAACTGGAGGTTGGTGCTCAGGTTTCGGTAAGCGGCGATGTCGCTAAGCGCTGGGTGGCCGCCGGTCTGGTTGAAATCATTAGTGATGACGACCAGACGCTGGAAGTGGCTACACCGGGCAATGATGCTGCAGAGCAGGCAGAGCAGGCAGAGCAGGCAGAGCAGGCAGAGCAGGCAGAGCAGCAGGAAGAATCTGCCAGCAAATCGAAGAAGGCGAAATAACCATGGCTGACCCAATCACAGCGGCAGACGTGCAGGCGTTCCTCGGTGAATTGGGTTACTCCATCCCGGCCGCTCTGCTCGATCCGATTCTCTGCGTGGTGAACAAGATTATCCCTTGCCTCGATGGTGCTGGATACGACGAATGCACGGCAAAGCTCATTCTGATGTATGCCGCTGCGCTCATGGCGACGTCATCCGGTGCCCGGCGAATAAAATCGCAGGGGGCGCCATCAGGAGCGTCGCGCTCGTTCGATTACGGAGACGACGGCATTACCTGGCTGCGTGACTCGCTGGCGAAACTGGATACCAGCGGCTGCACCAGTGAACTTCCGATCAGCGCTGGCAACACTGTGGGCCTGTTTATGGTGGTCGGGGGCTGCTAATGGCGTGGGTTTCAGTTCAGCAACGATTGCCGCGGACGTTTACCCGGGTGTGGGTGATTACCGATACCGGTGAGCAAACGACAGCGTACGTGAAAAGCGACGGCGAGTGGTACATCAACTGCGACCGCATACGCGCCACAGGCGCTGTTGTGCTGCGATGGAGGGATGACTGATGTCATCGGTAGCCAATTGGTCATACACCGCGACGGCGACAGTCTGGCGGTGCATACGCGATGCTGACGGTAGCGATACCGACGGCGGAGGTCAGCCGTATGGGTGGGAAGCGCCGATCGCTATCCTCTGCGACTACCAGGGCGGACTCTCTGCAAAAATCGGTGACCTTGGCCGGGAGCTCGTTGTTAAAAACACGATATGGACCGAGTACGCAACGGCGCGGGAGGGAGATTACATCCTGATTGGCGCGTCGACCGATGCAGCACCGCCGGATGAGGCCGATGAGATTCGGCAGATCGTCCAGTTCGCAGATACTTTCGAGCGACTGGCGGACGATTTCGCACTGATTACGGGAGTCTGATTATGGGCGCTAAAGTTCGCGGCATCCGCCAGGCCAAGGCCAACCTCGATCGCATCATCAAAGACGTCCAGGGGCGTAAAGTCGTGCGAGCAATCCAGTCTGCGATGCTTATCGGCAGCGCGCAGGCCGCGCTTTACACTCCGATCGATACGTCGACGCTCATCAATAGCCAGTTCCGCGAAATCATGGCTAACGGCACCAGGGTAACCGGGCGCGTTGGTTATTCCGCTAACTATGCGGTGTATGTTCACGACCCGGCAGTGAAGCAGAACTTCCGGCGAGCAACTGCCCGAAAGGAGTTCTTAACGAAGGGCTTCGAGGATACCCGCAGCCAGATTGACGCGGTGGTGAAGAAGGAGCTTTCGCTATGACCCCTCCGATGTATATGCGCCTCAAAGACCTGTTTGTGGATGAGGGGCTTGCCGCGGGGTTTAAGGTGCAATGGCGGCAATGGCGCGATACCGGGAAAGACACGGACCAGTTCATCGTGTTCCGGCCTTCCGGTGGTACCAATATTGAGTACGACCGCGGCGGAGACTGGTATGTGATGGTTGATGTGATCTCCTCGAAGGCCAATCCCGACGCTGCAGACACCGCGGTAAACGCCATTGTCGAGTACATCAGCGCGCAATCCGGCGCCGATGATTGCGTTGGCGCGCTGCGGATTGTCGGCAATTTACCGGCGCCGATCCCCACCGAAGAGGGCAGATTAGTAACCCGGCTACTCGTCTCCTGCACATACGGCGAATAATCGTCAGAATCACCCATCAGGCTGCCATATGGCGGCCTTTTTTAATTGAGAGGCATACATGCAAGGCTGCGCTAATGACACCGGCAAGCTGATTGGTAAGGTGGCCGTGCTCCGCATGGCTTTTGGCTGTGCTGATACGGTTCCTGCGCTTTCCGAATGGAAGCGACTCGGCGCCATGACCACCAAGGGCTTCGACTACTCCATGAATACCGTCACCTCTGAGGCTGACGATACGAAGGGGCTGGTTGAGAACCTGGTCAACAATATGGACTTCACCATCTCAGGAGAAGGAGAGTTCCGCAAGAAAGACAAGACGACGGAAGTCGGCGCTATTGCCATCTCGAAATATATTTTCGATGAAGTGCAGGCCGGCCGTCAGCCGACAGTCTGGGTCCGCTTCGACTTCACTGGTGAAGACGCTGGCACTTATATCATGGGGTACTTCAACACCACCTCCTGGTCTGGTGATTTCGGCACCTCGGATATTTCCACCTTCTCCGGAGAGTGGAAAGTAGCTGACGCAGACACCGTGGTATTTGAGGTCGCCCCGCCGGCGCTGGCGTTCACCACCAACCTGCCGACGACCAAGAGCGTGGCGGCCGGATCGGCTCTGAATATGTCGGTAGTGGTTGAGGGTGGCACTTCGCCTTACACCTATGTCTGGAAGAAAGACGGCACAGTTGTCAGCGGGCAAACAACGGCGACCTTCAACAAGGCCAGCGCTGTTTCAGGTGATGCCGGGGTTTATACCTGTGAAGTCACCGATTCCTCCGCGACACCAGTCAAGATCACGTCTGCGTCCTGTGCGGTCACCATCAGTTAACCCCAGACTATTTCGTGAATAGTACAAAGGGCGTTCTGCGCCCTTGATACTGTTTATGGAGCGACTATGACCCCGATTAAAGAATTAGGCGAATGCGTTATCGGTACCGGTGATCGGGAATTCTTTTTCCGGCCGTCGTTTTGCAACATGGCGCGAATCGGTGAGCCCGAGGAGATTGTTCAGGCGTTCTATGACCTGTGCAATGATGAGGCGACGCCATTCGTGCAGCGCGCAGCTGAGGCCTATATCCGCGATGAGTACAGCCGCCTTCCTGATTGCGTCCTGCGGTTTATGCAAAGCGGGCTCCTGTCACGCAAAGCGATCATGGCCGCGCATACGGTACTGACAGCATGTTGTGACGATGATATCGGCGATCTGGTTGGATGGATGAAGCCGGGGAAATCACGCAAGCGTGGCTTCGTCTGGCGCCCGGGCAGCATGCCGCCGGAAAGCATGGTCATCGTCGCGCAAAACCTGATGATGCACGGCATCATCGGCAAAGCGAAGGTGCGCAAGCTGCAGCGTTACGAAACGAATGAGACAACTGCAGAATTCCGCGCAGCCGACTACATCATGGCGGCCCGTAACCATTTCGGCATAAGCCGGGAAGAGGCCGAGAACCTCACGATGACAGAGTTCGCCATGATGATTAACGCCAAATACCCCAATCAGAACGGCTTCACGCGCGAAGAGTACGACACGGTCATGGACGAAGACGATCGCCGCTGGCAGGCGATGATGGAGCAGGAGCGCTCCAGGACAACCCCCACGAAGAATTAACCTCAGCACTAACCGAATATCAGCCTCGCATCCGCGGGGCTTTTTTATATCCGTTTGTTCGTGAACGGCTAATGCCGAATCACTTCTGACGCGCCTCGCACGCGCATTTAACACAGAACCTTTCAGGATGACCCTTGAGGATGCCGGCTGGCTGTCGGTGCCCTTCTGTGGGCCGGTTTCCTGTGCGACAAGGTTCATCACTCAAAGGTAGACCGATATGAAATATCCAACAGTAATTAATGGGTTAGACTTCCGCGATCTGATTTTTGTGGCCGATAACGACCCGGTAACTGACTCGTTTATGGTAGCGAAGGCATTTGGGAAACGTCCTGACAACGTTATTCGTGATATCGAAAAGACTATTAAGGCATGCCCGGAAGAATTCGATACAAAACTCAACTTTGAGGTTTGCTATAAAAACAATGAGTTGCAGAACGGAAAGCCGCAGAAATTCTATCGACTCCGCAAAGATGGATTGATGCTTCTGGTTATGTCATACACCAAAAAAGAGGCGATGCGTATCAAGATCGCCTACATCAACGCCTTCAACTGGATGTACGCGATGCTTCAGGTTGGGCGGCGCCAGTTTGAAGAAGAGCGTAACGCCGTCATGCTGGAGTTCCTGAAAGAGAAGGATGTTGCCAGTATGTCTGGTCGCCTGTTACGCCGGTGGGGGAAAGAAAAGAAGCCCCAGCTACTTTCACGCATTGAGCAACTGGACAAGCAAGGCCAGTTGGCATTGCCCGGCGTTCCTGGCGTGCTTACCGAAGCATGAAACCCACAAATTCGTGGTTTTTGGATAGCCCACTCAGGTGGGCTTCTGCTTTATGAATGAATCAGAAATCAGCTAAAATCGACCACAACCAACTCCGTGAAGGGATGCATAATGACAAACCTCCCCTATGAATATTTCCTTGGTGCCGATGATGACCTCGTCGACTTTCTCGAAAAGCAAGGCGAGGAATGCATAAAAGAAATTGAGCAATCAAATGCAATAAACAAAGAGAACGGTTATAAACTGCTCGGCATTCTCATAGTCGGCGTTGGGTCTTCGTTTTTATTGTTGACGCAAAATAACCAGCCTCGTTTTATGACGTTAGGCATCGGGATTTTCATGTTGTACTGGGCGGCATGTGCAATTTACCTGGTTTCAGGCGTGCTGTCTGTGCAGGTGCGCGCGCTCCTTAACTCAGCTCCAGCAGACCTTTACACTGAACTTTACAAGTCATTGGAGCCAGCGCATTACGAGGAACTGGCGCAGAAGGGATTTAGGGCTGAGAGGACACCAATTTCAGTTATCCGGCGAATAAGACTGGCTAATCTCCATGATACGGCTGAAGAGTTGTGTGAGATAAATGAGCGTATCAGAACAAGGCTGGATAGAGCGAGGATCGCAACAATCCTCACTCCGGTTTGTGCATTAGCTATTTCTACTGTGGGCTATCTTTTTTTCTGACCTTGTCAGCAGAATTTCCAACAAATCGACGACCTAACGAGAAGTCGGTTGTGGGTTTACCTTCCTGTGGGGATTGTGTGGTCTGCTGCTGTGGTGGTTGATTGGTGCCTTGCTTTGGTGGTTGAACGCTCATTTTCCCTTCCTATGGTTCGATTTGAGAATATCGAATGCTTCGCTCTTAAGGTGCATTCGATGCACACAGAAGAAGTATTAACCTACCCTGGAAGCTCACAGCCGAACATCCTGATAAACGATCAGGTGGTTTTGGCGTACACCTGTCCGCCAACAGAATGACTGCCAACGATACCAAATGATGATTGTCTGCGTTAACATCCCCTCGTGAAAACGCTTCTAAAAGTTGATATTCATGGCATCGTTGGTTATATTAACCCTAGCTTTAGGCCAGCGATACTGGGGCTCGGTGGAGTTTTAAGTGCGCAGCTATTTTGGCTACTCGTCCTCGTGGTTCTATTCATATTTTTTGTTACAAAGAATTGTCTAGCAACGGTTAGTAATGAGGAAAAGGAGAAGCTTATGAAAAAAAATACTTCAGTTTGGGTTTTATCATTTTTTGACGCAGCATCAGCAGCAATGATGGGGCTTGTAGTCAATACAGTAAGCGGCTCAATTCCGCTGACCTAAAGCAATATACTAAACCCGCCGTTTAGCGGGTTTTTGCTATTTGGTACAACTTCATTGCCCGAGTAGCTTTGATAACCCGGCAGCCACTGCGGCTTGCACCATGGCTTTAAGTGCCTCCGTCGGCAGCTCTCCGAGAGCCGACTTGGCTTTTTCCTTTTGCTCGTCGTTCATATTTGAAATGGCGATCAGGTCTTCGAGTACGACCACTGCGTCACGATGAAGCTTTATAGTCTGGACGTTCAGGATCGCTGATAGACCACCATCATTGAGCATGAAGTCGATGCCTTTTGCTGTTGCTGTGATCCGGGTGAGGATGGAGCGGTCCTTAAGAATTATGGAGCTGTTATTTTTAATTAGTCCGTGTTCGCACAGGTAATTTATGTTAGCTAATAGCTTCTGAATGTTGCTTTCTGCACATTCTGCTACTTCTGTAAGGTTAAATTGTTCGAGAAGAGGTGCGGCTGGATAGCTATCTACGCAAGCCTGTAGTATTTCTCGTTGAAGTTTACGGTCAAACTTATCCATGATGATTCCTTGGTTGATGCCTGCTTCAAGGCTACCTTGCTATCGTACCGCTGAACATCCTGATAAGCGAACAGGCTTTTGTCGTATCGCTCCCCCTCTGCTACGATTGCCGCATCATTTACTGATGGGGATAGGGATATGAGGTGTTTTGTTGCGCTTATTTTTTTAATGGCATCTGGCGTGGTTGTGGCTAATGAAAAGCTTATTTGTGAGTTTGCAGTTGGGGAGCTGTCCTCATCTCCAGCTCTTCTCATTAAAGGCAATGCTAACGTGATGTTAGACGGAAAATCTTTTACAGCATATAGAACAGACGGTTCTTATATAGTAAGCCCACCGCTGACTGAAAAGAAAGACGGTATGATTTTCGTTGATGATAAAACAAAGGTATTTGCCGCTAGCCAGGACAAATCTAACTTTGCAGTATCAGATAGGATAAAAAAAACCATAGAGCAATGGTCTAAATGCGAAGTAGATAAGGCGTCAGCTCAGCAAAAACAAGCAGAAGATGAAATGAGGGTAGTCGAAAGCCTTTCTGGAACCAAAGCCAAAGATTTCTTTATGAAAGAAAAACATGCCTTCACTACCAATTGCTTGGTATGGGAGGATGTTACAATGATCACTGGCCGCTATCCCGCCATGGTAATCGCAGGAAGTGTTATGATGGGTAAAAATCCTCGCTGGGATGGAAGAGAATACTCATTCTCCTTCAATAACGGATCGATGGTAGCAAGGTTTGTACCATCTGAGCCGAGACATAAATTCGTCATGCAAGCCGGTGATAAGTTTTATGGTTGTGGGCCATCAATGGTAGACCATAATTACGATTAAGAAAGAAGTAGTAACAAGACGAAAACATAACCTCGCTCCGGCGAGGTTTTTTATTGCCTGGAGAAAAGCAAATGGCTGAGAACGCTGGCAGCATTTATTACGATATTGAAATGGATGTGCAGGGGCTTCTCGTAGCTCAACAACGCGTTAATCAGCGCCTGGACCTGATGGAGCGCGGTTTCGACAGCACAACACGCGCCGTCAATAACACTGAGCGCTCTATGTCCAGCCTGTCAGGCGTAGCCGTTGCTTTGGCCGCAGCTCTTTCTGTAAAGCAAGTTTCCGAATATGCAGATGCCTGGGCAACTGTAAATAACAAGCTGGCTAACTCACTGCGGCCTAACGAGCAACTTGCTGATGTAACAGAACGCGTATTCAACGTTACTCAGCAAACTCGCAGTAGTTTAGATGCAACGGCATCCCTCTACGCAAGACTGGAAAGGGCAACCAGGCAGTATGGGACCAGCGCAGATGATCTGGCGAAGTTAACCACAATCATAAACCAAGGGTTCGTTGTATCAGGTGCCACGGCGCAAGAGGCCGAGAACGCGATTATTCAGTTGTCGCAGGGCCTTGCTTCTGGAGCTTTACGCGGCGAGGAATTCAACTCTGTAAACGAACAGGGTAACCGTCTTATTGTCGCTCTTGCTGACTCCATGGGAGTTAGTATCGGCGAAATGCGGAACATGGCTGCGCAGGGCAAGTTAACAACCGACGTGGTTGTTAATGGGCTTCTATCACAAGGAGCAGTGATCGGAAAAGAGTTCGCCAATACAACGACGACGATCAGTCAGGCACTGCAGGTGGCTGGTAACAACGTAACTAAATTCTTTGGCGAAAACTCTACCGTTAAAACTGGTGCCGCTATTTTTAATGATGCAGTTGTGACTGCCAGTGAAAACATTGGCGTTCTGAGCGCTGCATTAACTGCTGCAGCAGCAATTATGGGAAGCCGGTATGTCGGCGCATTGACAATGTCTGCCGCCTCTCAGATCCAGTCTGCCTTGGCGGCCCAGCGTCAGGCCACTGCCAATGCCCAAGCCGCTCAGTCTGCGCTAATTGCTGCTACGTCAGTGAAGAGAAAAGCGGTTGCAGACAAAGAGGCGGCTTTGTCTTCCCTTGCCTTAGCGCAGGCAGAATATAATGTGGCCAAGGGTAGCGCAGCTGAAATGCTTGCGCTAGATGCGTTAGTTGCAGCGAAATCAAGAGCAAGTGCAGCATCATTGTCTTTGGCGCAGGCAGAAACTGCACAAGCCGCGGCATCTGCACGAGCGGCGGCTGCAGCAAGTGCTGCCTCGGTAGGTATAGGCCTTGCTCGTGGAGCTCTTTCTTTGATTGGCGGGCCCGGTGGCGCCGCCATGCTGGCAGCATCAGCCATTTTCTACTTCTGGCAGAAAGCTCAACAAGCCAGAGAGGAGGCGCTCCGCTTTGCCGATAGTCTGGACAAAGTAAACGCCTCAATGAAGGCGATGAATAATACCCAGCTCAGGGGCACCATCGCCGATGCTAACGAGTCTATTAGAGCGCAAAAAGATGAAATTTCTGATCTGCAGGCAGAGGTTGACTCTTTAAGTTCTAGATATCGTAATTTCACCCCAGAAGCTCAAGCTGTAGCTGAATCATTGGGCCAAGGAGCTGATTTTGCCCGTCAGCAGGCTGAGGTTTCTGACCAGTTAGCCAAGAAATCAAGGGATCTTGCCAACGCTCAAGATAAGTTGGCGCAAACTCAGGAAACTGCGGCTGAAGCCAACAGAACATTAACAAACAACATGCTCACTTCAATGGGTGTGCATGATGGGCTGATCCAAAAGGGTTGGTCACTTGAGCAGGTGCAGATCGCGGTTGCGAAGGCTTTCGGCAACACTGCTGATGAAATAAACCGAGCAAATCAGGCGGGACAAAACTTCAACCCCAAAGCGCTGCAGGTTTCTCCTCCTACCGCTGATGGCGACAAAGTAATTCTTAACCTCGAAGAGCAGAACGAGTTACTGAAAATTCAGGATGAACGTCAAAGAGCAGTGACTAAAGCCAGGATGCAGGCGGCGAAGGTTACTGACAACCCAAATCAGATATCAAAAGCTGGCGATCTGGCTGGAGAAAACTACGACCTTCAGAAAGCAGAAGAAGCCCGCCAGGAGGCTCAGAGAAAGGGAGAACAGCAAGATAAACGTTCAGCCTCAGCCGCAGAATCGGTATCACAAAAACTTGAACAGCTTCGGCAGAAAGCCATGCTCGCAGCTGATTCTTCTCAAGAACTATCGCGAGAACAGTCCATACTCTCCGCTCAGCAGTCTCTGGGCAAGGGCGCCACGCAGGAGCAAATTGCTCTGGCCGGGAAATATGCCGCTCAGGCATACGATGTTGCCGCCGCCATTAAGGCTCAGCAAAAAGCAGAGAAGGACAAGCAGGATACTGAAAGCGCTTATGCCCAGGTAAGGCAGGCAGCATCACCTGTGGTCGCAGTGGATGACCAGTTTCAGAAGCAAATGGCTTCCCTGAATGCCTATGCCACGCTTTACCCGCAGAAAATTGCTGAGGTCGAGGCAACTCGCGCCCAGATTGAGGAGCAGTACCGTCAGAAGCGACAGGAGGCCATGTGGCAGGAACTCAGCCAGCAAAGCCTCGGCTATAACATGCTGACGAGTGCGGTGGATGCGTTTAGCGGGAATGCATCAAACGCCATTACTGGGCTACTAACCGGCACAATGTCAGCACAGGAGGCGATGCAGTCACTCGGCAATACCATCCTGAATAGCGTAATCAACAGCATTGTCCAGGTTGGCGTGGAGATGCTGAAGAACTTCATCCTATCTCAGACGCTGGGGGTTGCTGCTCAGGCTGCAAATGCTGCGTCCGCTATTGCAGGAGGGGCTGCGGCCCTCGCAGCTTGGACGCCGGCAGCAATTGCCGCCTCTATTGCTACTGGGGGAACAGCCTCGGCGACAGGCTTAACCGCGTATAAGGGGGCGCAAGCCGCCGGATTGGCAACAAGTGTGCTCGGCGCCCGCTACAACGGCGGCCCGGTATCAGCCGGCGGCCTGTATCAGGTCGGCGAGAAAGGGAAGCCAGAGATTTACCAGGCCAGCACCGGCAAGCAGTACATGATCCCTGGCGATAACGGGAAGGTCATCAGCAATAAGGATATGCAGGGCGGCGGGTTGAATGTTCAGGTGGTTATCAACAATCAAGCTTCCAATGCTGAGCCGCAATACATGGGTGCCACACAGAATGACGGCAATTACGTGCTGGAGCTCCTGATTTCTGATGCTGAACGCAATGGACCATATATCAGCACGCTACAATCTACTCTTGGGTTATCACGTAAAGCAAATGGAGCGTTTTGATGAATTCAGATGTAAAGAGTGCGGGCCCAGGTGAGAGTATTAGTATGGATTTAGAACATGGAACTCCTACTGTCTTCCGTAATAATCGTCCACTAAAGTTTCGCATTGAAATGACTAATGGGTCGACGTTGGAAGGGATCATTCCTGCTAACACGGATTTTATTGTTACGCTTCAACCAGGCGACATTACTAAGTTCGAAATTGTCGTTGAAGACATACCTAGAGAACCAGCGATTGTAGAATAAACCAAACCCGCTCCGGCGGGTTTTTTAATGCCCGGAGGAAACGTGGCAACAGTTCAATACCCTCCGTTCCTGCCGCTTCCCCAGCGCGCCGATCAGAACATGACGCAGGATACAGCCTGGCAGACAACGCAGACGGCGGTCGGCCCCCTGATAATCACGCCGATCACCACAGACCTTAAAGCGACATGGACGCTGCAGTGGATATTCACGCTTGCCCAGGCTGAGCGCTTTAAGTCGTGGCTTCGCTCGCCGACGTACTGCGACCGCGGGCGTAACTGGTTCCAGATGCCGATCGACCTGGGTGATACGCAGGGCGTTCAGCAGCAGACGCTGCATTTCGTCGACATGCCGGTGCAGACCAGCAAAAACGGCAACATTGTCACCTGGACCGCAACGGTCATCAGCAACGGTATCGAGGACATTACCGAGGACTATGACGACTGGATTGTTGAGGCCCAGCCTGGCTATGGATACTGGCTGGATTACCTGATCACCGAAGTGATGCCGAGGGCCGACTAATGCCAACATTACGAGAATGGAAAGAGCGGCGCCCGGCAAGCGATATCAAACAGACGGTGGAGTTTTATCACCCTGCGTTTGGGTATTACCGGGTGGTAAATAACCTGTTCCGTCCAGCGACATTTGGCGGAAACTCGTTCGAGCCTGCGCGGTTCAGCGTGACCGAGCCGGCGCAGGACGGAACAGCGGTGATATCCATGACGATCACTTTTGTCGCCGCGACAGAGCACGTCCGGCAGACACTGAAGAGCTGGCGTGGGGCTGCGCGCATGACGCCGATAAAGTGCCTGTATCAGCAGTGGAACGCGATCGGTGACACGGCGTCATTGAAAGACTGGACGCTTTACGTGAACGACATTTCCGCCGATGCCAGCAACGTCACCGTGACAGCAGGCAAGACCAATCCACTGACGCTGGCCAACTCCATCATTTACACCACGAAAGACTATCCCGGGCTAATCACCGTATGACACAGAGCGAATTTATCGGGCTTGTTAACGGCAAGCCATGGGCTAACCGCGCCTGCAGTTTTGAGCAGATGGACTGCTGGGGCCTGGTTGTTCTCTATTACCGGAATGTGCTCGGCCTGGAGCTGCATCACATCGCTGGCTACGAATCGGGAGCGGATTTCATCACCTGCTACGAACAGGAACACTACCACTGGCGGCGTGTTCCTGTGGCGGTCACCGGCTGCATCGCCGTTTTTTACCGCGGTGATGTGCCGGCGCATATCGGTGTGATGATCAGCCCGGTGAAATGCCTGCACGCCCGCGGGGAGTTTGGTTTTGTGCGCTGCGATAGCCCGCTGGCATTACTGAAGGTTTACAGCCGCGTGGAGTACATGATTCATGGTTCGATATGAGTTACAGAGGCTGCCTGGCGCGCCGCTGCAGCGGGGGACGGTAGATGCCGGCACCACACTGGTGAGCCTGCTGGATTCTCTGCAGCTGCACCGCGATGTTATCGTGAAACTGAATGGCCGAGCACTGCCGGACGATTACGACATCAGCCGGCCACTGCGATCTGGTGACGTCGTGGCTGTGTTCGACCAGCCAGAGGGCGGGGTAGGCAAACTCATCACCACGATATTGCGTCCGGTCACGAAAATCCTCTCCGGCGCGCTGAAGGTGTTCGGCCTGTCAAATAAGCCCAGCGCGTCAGTATCGGTGGCGACAGGCGAATCCCCCAATAACGACCTGACCGGCCAGACGAACCGCGCGCGGCTCTACAAGGGGCGCCCAAACATTTATGGCCAGTGCCGCGTGTTTCCCGATTTGATTCAGGAAGCGCTGTTTGAGTTCGTCGACAATAACAAGCAACTCACGGAGTGGTTTGAAGTCGGTTACGGCCGGTACACCATTTCCTCGATCCGCTACTCGGAATCGAACCTCGGCAGCCTGGCTGGCGCCAGTTCTGCGATTTATAACCCGGGTGACGTGATCGGCACGATTGAGGTGGGGTATCAGTTCGATGACGTCGATAACGAAACTGTCCCCGGGTTAAACGAATCCCAGGACTTCCCGGCTCAGACCGCGACCACGACGGCGCCGACATCGGTGGCGATCGAGAGTAATCAGCTAAAGGCTGTCGTGCTGTCGAACGATGACAACTTTGCCTACTTCGCTGCGCTGGCGGTGCCGCATCCAGTTTCATTCGTCATCAATGCCACCTGGAACGATGGCGGCACAAGCGTCACTCGGAATGTCACCGGTGCCGGGAACATCATCTCCTCGGAGAGCTTTATCGGCGACGATACGCTGTCGTACACGACGTTCTATATTGGCGAGCTCTCCGGAGAGATTACATCTCTGCCGGGCAATGCGGTTATCAACGCGACGCTGTTCACACTGAACGATCAGACACCACTTGTTATCGGACCTTCAGTGTCGCCAATCGTCTCGACGCAGGTCTGGGTGCATGTGCTGGTTCAGCTCGGCGCGACGGCCGGCACAACGCAATACCGGATCAAGTTCTGGCAGGTCGATGACGACAACAATCAGGTGCCTGGCACGTCAGAGCAGCATGATTATTTCTTCGATAACGACTTCCAGGTGACAACCCGGTATTTCCGCACAACGCATAAGTTCGTCCCGGCGGCCGGAGCGGGGCGCTATGCGGTAACTATCGAGCGCCTCGATAACAGCAATGACGCCAACGTCGTGACTCTGATGGCGATCCACGCGGTGAACGTACGCGAAAACGTCGTGTATCCGGAGGACACAATTGCCCGAATCACGATCAAGGGCTCGAATGACAGCAACAGCAACCGCGAGCAGAAGTACAACATGCTGGCGCAGCGGCATACCATCAGCTACGACCGGACAACCGGCGCGGTTGATTACACGCTGCGACCAAGTCGCTCGTTTGCCGACGCCATCCTTCACGAATGGGTGGTTGTGGGTAAGCAGGACGTGGCCAGTATTGACGTCGCAGCTCTTTATGCCATTGCCGATTCGCTGCCTGATGCTCAGCTTGGGTATTTCGATTACACCTTCTCTGATGAGAAGCAGCCGCTGGGTGAGCGCATAGCGACGATCGCCAATGTGGCCCGCGTTGACGGCAATAATATCGGCGATGTGCTGACGTTCTGGCGCGATGAGAAAGTGACAAATCCGGATGCGGTTTTTGCGCGCTCAAACATGTTCTGGGACGAGTACAAAGTGGCGTGGCAAATGTCTCTACCCGGTGGTTATGACGGCGTGGCAATGGACTACGTAGACCCTCTGACGAACAAGAAGGCGTACATCTACCTGCAGATCGACAGCAGCGGCATCACTGAGGTTGAGGGTGCCACTGTTAACGCGATGCAGATCAGCCTTGACGGCTGCCGCAACGCCACTCAGGCAACCGATCGGGCCTGGCTTGAGGCGAGGAAAATCCTTTACTCACGCCTGACCATGACGGTGAAAGTTCTCGAAGAGACCCAGGTCGTGCGCGGTACGGTGGTTCAGTGTCCTGACATGTACGACAACGCGCAGCAAACAGGTTATATCACCGGGCGATCCGGGGATGTGTTCTCGACCTCGGAGCGTATCGACTTTTCTCTCGGCGATATGTGGGTGGTGATGACTGACAGTCTCGGCAATTACCGCGGGCGCTGGCGAGCCTATCCGGTAAGCGGCAAGCCTCAAGCATTCCAGGCTGCAGCCGATACCTTCGATCTGAACATTTATGACCGCAACATGGTACAAAACCCCAGCCGGTATTTCATCGCTACCGACTCGGAACTGAACTCCACAATCTGGCGCGTCGATAGCGCCAAACCCAACGGTGATGACACACAGACGTTATCACTGATCGAATATTCAGACTCAATTTACCCATAATCAACTTTCGCGCACACCATCAGATTCGCTTCTGAGGGTTTAGTGCGCCTATCAAGGGCGACATGCACAATGGCAGAAGTTCCACTCCCAACGCCGACGCAGGTTCCGGTACCGAGTACCGATATCCGCAATGCGGTATTTGCAGGCGCGAAGCTTGACGAAGAAGTTACTGGCACCGGTGAATTCTATACTGACCGTCTTGGTGTAAAGCGCCTGACGAACACCGGAAGAAATAATCAGTTCGATGCCGCGCAACTGGACAGAGCTAATCGGTTTGAGCAATTCCTTCTGTCCTCCGGCTATGTTTTTCTTGGCGACTATGAGGATGGTCCATTTCAGTTTAGTGCTCGTAACCAGTACATCCGCTATAACAACCAGTATTACCGCCTGAATGCTGCTACTGACGTCGGCTTTACGACCACCGGAACCGATGCAACCAGCTTTGCGAACGACGTTACTCACTTCGTTCTGATGGATGGTGACACGCTTAGACAAAATCTTAGCTCAATCAATTTGCCGGGAACTTCGCTTGTCGTTGGTTCAGACGGTGCAAGCGTAGATCAAGCTATTAAGTTTGTCACTCCGCTATTAAAGCCAGGGATTGAAAATGCGGAGTATAATTATTTAACCATTCAGGATGCAGCTAATAAAAACAAATCACTTGATTTGCCTAAAGGAGATTTCTATATTTCCCAGGCATTCCAGGCCGCGAAGGGTCAAATCATCAGGGGGCAAGGTAGTCCAAATTTTTCCCCGAATTGCTACACGCGCCTAATTTGCATGACCGAGGGTGGTGGTTGCATCTGGTACACGCAAGATTCATCTACGGGTCAGGTAAGAATGCCGCAGATTTACGACATGGGTCTGACTGGCGATTATCCGGTAAGGTTTAATAACGAACAAACAGCGATCATCAAAGATGATGTATCGCTTTCAAACGTTCCATTTGGTATGGTTCCAGTAGTAAGTCGATGCGCTATAAATCCAAGGGTTAATGGCACAGGAATTGGTATCTCCTGGTCAAAAATGTTTGATGGCTGCATTAGTCTTTGCGAGATAGCAAACTTTGATATTGATGTGCTCCTAAATGGCTGCGATCTGAATAAAGTAGCTCATAACCGCATCAGGAATGGCTGGCGTTATATGGTCCTGGAATTGAGTGCCAGCACTTTCGGTTCGCAAAATGAAATACATCATAACGATGTCCTCCATGCCGGGTCACCAAATTGCATCATGATTAAGACCACGGCGCGTCATGCGCGTATTTATGACAACTACCTTGAGCAGGCGACAGGGGCAGACAAGCAGGCGCTCATAGGGTTTATTGATGCGACAGATGTTGATGCTCCCTCCTACGCGGGTAACGTATCAGCGGGTCGTTACTCAACGATTCTCAGGGATAACCGGATAGATGGTTTTTCAAAAGCAAAAAACTTTGTTTATAAATATCAGCCCGAGGGGCAGACATACGGTGAGATTGTCGATGTTTCTACGGTTGGTCCAAACACAGGATTAGGCTCCAATGCCCTGACACTGGTTGATAGCACTGGCGCGACAGTGGACAGGGTTCCGCTATTGTATAACCAGCAGCAACCGTGCTCGTTCGTCTTTAAGGGGCCACGCTTTGGTAAATGGAACGGGTACACCTCAGAGGGGCAGTTTTCTGACGTTATCAATGGGCTGAATGTCGGCGCGTTCGGCACGTCCCTCTATGGCAACCTGCTGTCTAATTATCTGCGTGCCCGCGGTAATGAAATGGTGCTGATGGCAGGTTTCGCCAGCACCGGCATTTTTAGCTATGCTGCCTCATCGGGACTGTTTGAACCGGAGAAGTCATACATTATCGAGGTGGAGGCATACTGCGCCAGCGGTACTGAAGACTTCACTTTCGGTGGTGTTGTTTCCGGAACAGGTAAAGTCTCGACAACGTTCACTCTTTCGACGTCACCGAGAAAAATGCGGGTGGAGTTCGTAACAGGAATTTCAGGCTCCTCGAACGGTATTTACTTTTCACGCTCAAATAACGGCGCGGATATTGTGATTAAGCGCGTCCGCTTCCTGAAAAAGTATCTTCAAGAAAATCCAATGTCCGCGAGCGCATCAAAGACCTTACAGATAGCTACGCAGTCAGGTGAGATTCAGATAGCTGCTAACGGTGGTTATCAGTTTCCGGCATACAAAATATTGAAATTTATTAATGGTTATTTGGTTGAAACATTTTCCCAGGTTAACAACTCTGCGCAGATTGATGTTTCATGGACATATTCATCGGGGTTTCTTACTGTCAACGTCACAGGCCTTGGTGGCTCTAAGCAGCTCGCAATTAGTCAGGTCACTCAACCAGGTTAACAGGAGGAAATTATGTCATTCACAGTAACAAAAGAAGTTAAAGAACTGGTTTCGTATCCTGAGCTGGGGGCGTCATGCCAGCTGGTTACGGTCAGCAAAGAGGTGACCTATGCCGCAAAGCGTCTGGTCAGCCTCTCAGATGCAGGGGCGCAGGTACTGTTCGATGTGTATGTGGGTGATTCAGTAAGGCCAGGAGAGCATTATCACATGTTCATTTACTCCGGAGCAGGAAACCCGCTGGATGAGGCTGAGCTGGATTTAAAAGCAACCATAACAATAGATTAAGCAACAGTCAGTGGGGATGTTAACTTACCGATTATAAATTGATGATTATACCTCTTTCATATTAATCATTTATTGTTTAAGCTTTTAAATATCTATGCTATGTACACTCAGTCCTTACTTAGGTGAAAATTATGAAAAGAGGTATAGTTTCTCTTCCGGCAAAATTAAACCATATTCCTGGCGGTTTTTCTATCACTGATGGCGGGTTAACACAACTGGAAATGAATTTCCTTGCTCTATACTGGGATGAGCTTTTAGTTCCCGTAAGCTTTATTCATTACATTACTCTGCCAAATGAACAAGCATATATGGATTCAGGTTTTCTTAAAAGACCACGCATTCCACTTACAAATGATGATGGTAGTGCTGCTAATGCTATCCCTATGTACTTATGGGCGCAAACTCACTTTTTAGATATAAAAAGAAGAGAGGAAAGCGATAGCGATTGGAGGTTAAACCAAATTGGAGTAGATAGTCTTTGTTTGGGTAACGATGGCATTGATTTAATTAAAGGCTTTCGAGTGGATTTAGTGAATGCACTCCCAGTTCCTGATGCATCTGTAAGTATATATGATATCTTAGAGTTTAAACTAAATAGGAAAAGTGAGATTGAGGCATTTAATAATTATTTAGATGAGCTCTATCTTGAGGTTGCAAATTCAGGAGACTTTAATTTATCTAGATTGAAGGCATTTAATAAACTTAAGTTGGCAATTGAAGATCTTGAAAAGTTAAATGAAGAAGGATGGCGAAGCCCGATCAGGTTTGATACTTCAGCGGTTTTTGAAAGTAATAACGGAGATATCATCGCTGGAATTTCAGCGCTTTACGCCATATGGGAGTCGAGTCAAGGAAATATTGCTACAGCCTTGTCTATTGGTGTTACCTCTGCTTTGGGGCAGGGGTTTGCAAGGTTAAAACCTAAATTTCAAAGTGTGAGAAGAAAGCCTGACGTTAATATGGCGTATCTATCTTCAGCCCATAAGTCAGGGATCATAAAATGAAAAGGTGTAAATATGCTTATCTGGAATTGGTGGTGTTATGCATATCCTTTAGCCTTTATGGGTCTTGGAACAATGTTACAGGAATGGTTTGGCCATGATTCGGGGATTGCCGTGCTGGCTATTTCCATTTTACTCGGGTTCAGATTACAACAGCGTAAATAGGTTAAATTTATCCGCGCTGTGCCGTCGCGGCATGTATTTTCTCTCTTACTTTATTTACTGCATTAACATATAAGCAGGCCGCTTTTTTTCCACGTTATGCGTGCACTGGCGGAAATGGAAAGAGAGATGATCGTCGAGCGTGTCCGGCCCGGTTTAGCCGCTGCGAGGGAGCAGGGGAGAGTCGGCAGCCGCCGCCGGGTTATGAATGAAGAAGTGGTGGAGCGGTGCCGCAGAATGCTGGAGAACGGCGCTACCCGGCAGCAGGTAGCCGATGTGATAGGTGTAGACGTGAAAACTATCTACAAGTATCTGCCTGCTTCTGAATAATCATTATGTTGCGTCGGTGCACCTGATCGATAGCTGGAACCTGTATTGATCAGATCTCTCAATGAATCTACTGTATATAAAAACAGTATCCATAGAGGGAAGATCATGCTTCGACATTCAAACATTGCCGCGGCGTTCCGTGAGTCCATTTTGCGCAGTTCCAAGGGGTTCCAGTACCTTCACACCCGCGACTTCGTTACTGCGCTTCGCCGGCGCGGCATTCACTTTACCGAGGTGGAGGCTAACTCCTGGATCGCGCGGGAACAAACGTATTTCGTCGATAAGACGCACGACCATAGCGAAAACAGGCTGTGGATGATGGCCAACATGGGGAGGGTGCTCTGATGGGCTTTCCGTCTCCGGCGTCCGACTACGTCGAGCAGCGTCTGTCTGTTAACTCGATCTGCAATGTCGGGCCTAACACTCGCGTTTTCGAAAGGGATGGCGGTTATGTTGTGCTGGATATTTCCCTGAAGCCAAAGCAGGGAAGTCAGGTTCTGATCCAGCACGGCGGCGGGACGGAACTTGCCACGCTGAGAGGAAAGTCGCTGATAACAGAAGACGGCGAAGCGATTGAAGGTGAGGCCTTGGACGATGTCACTGTCGCCGGCGTCGTGACGCACATCATTTGTGATGTGCGAAGCGATAGCCTGGCGGTTTAACCATGAAAGAGTGGTGCGCACCGAAAATTACATGATTAACTAGCGTGCTAATGATGCGCTGTTCTGGTGATGAGGTAAATAGGGGCGTTTGCGATCTGGATAGCTGCTCGCAGATTTTGGCATCTCAGGAGATGGCGCAGATGGAACCTGACCCTGGAGGAATTCGCGTAATGGGTGTGTCGTAATTGTGGCGTGACAGGAATGCACGATAAAGACAGGGATGTATTCAAACGACACGAAACGACACAAAACCGGATGCGAACGCGGAAAACATGTGTGATTACAGTGTGTTATTCAACGCTCTACTTTCTTCTAAGCCGTAGGTCACAGGTTCGAATCCTGTAGGGCGTGCCATTTAATAATCAATCACTTATCAACTTCCTCCAGTCGCTGATTTTTCCTTGTGGGACATATTTGGGACATCTTCTGCAAAAATTTGCAAAAATTGAGTCAATTTGACGTGCGTGCTCAGTTAAATGGTTAGGTGCCAGGTGAGCATATCGACGGACCATTTCGATGATTCTAATGTCTTGTAGTATCTGTCGGACGATGGCCAGTCAGAGTACAGCATTACTGCTCTGTAATATCGAACAGAATGGTTAATGCTGGTTATAGCTGAGTGCAGAATAAGCGCTCTGCAGGAATGTGAAAATATGTTGCCGGTAACAGGCTAATAGTCATTATAGCTTTAGGTTCTGTCTGACTGGGTTAAATATCGCATTTTAAGCTGGCGTGAAGTACAGTTGTTATAGATCAATATTGAACACTATTTGAAAGCATACCCTCGATGTTCATCCACTGCCTGGAAAGATCCGAATGAACATCAAATTCGTCGCCATCTCCGTATTCGCTGTTGTGTGCGTCTTTGCATCAGATATTTCCATCGCCAAATCGAATTCCTTAAGCGATGATCAGGTCAGTCAAAGGATTATTGATGACTCTGTCGCATCCTACCCCGGTACTTGTGCCTGTCCCTTCAATACCGCCCGGAACGGCAGCTCGTGCGGTGGCCGCAGTGCCTGGAGCAAAGCTGGTGGGTACTCACCTATTTGCTACAAGAAAGAGGTAACAAAGGAGATGGTTAAGGCGTGGCGACAAGAGAATCAATGATAACGATCAATATCTGAACCAGGTGATTACTTACACTGGAATAGTAGTTTAAATAATATTAAATGATTATTTCGAATACTGCAGCCCATTTGCAGTAAGCACTGTTCTGGTAGAGGCGGCAGAGGCCACGGCGTATATCTTTTTACCTTGTGATATTTGAACCCAGCAAATCTATTTCCCCTGCCTGATAGACTTAGTGTCACCGTATCCTGTTACTAAGAGCACGGGGCTACCTACTCATAAGACACTTCCTCTTCTTACGAGGAAACCGGTTCAGCGTGTTGTGTATGGAGACAGTACCCATCAACTCAAACTGATAACAAAAAGTTTAATTTTTTTCCCCGCCGCGCTGACTATAGTTAGGGCACTTTCACTTGCCCAATAAGGTCACGATTATGAAATTAGTTATCGCCTCCGTAATTTCTCTGCTCAGCTTCAGCGCGCTGGCGGCGCCAGAGGGGACGCTCAGCGTACATATTCTTAATCAGCAAACCGGGCTCCCTTCACCAGGGGTGCAGATTGAGCTGGATAAACAGCAGGGGGAGAGCTGGCAGCATATCGCCACCGGTAAAACGGATGCCGATGGGCGGATTAAATCGCTCTATCCGCAGGCGGAGAATATGGAGCCGGGGGTGTATAAAGTGACGTTTAAAACCGGTGACTATTTTAAAAGCCAAAATATGAATACGTTCTTCCCGGTGATTCCGGTTATTTTCAATGTCACAAAGCAAAATCAAAAACTGCATATCCCGCTGCTGCTCAGTCAGTACGGATACTCTACCTACCGCGGCAGCTGATGACCCAAGCCGCTATCCAGCCAACGCCTGCGCCTCTCCCGCAGGCGTCACGCTTTCCTCGCACCACGATGTCCACGCCTAACGCTCGGTCTCTTTCTCTTTAAAGTGTTTAACGGCTTCGTCGTACATCGCCAGCAGGCCGGAAATTTCGCCTTCATATTGCGGCACGCGCTGGGCGCGAACGAGCTCAATCAGCAGCGCATAGGCTGCTTCTTCCGGGGCCGCATGTGGATTAATAAGTCCAGACAT